CTCTTTCTGGATATTTATTAGATGTTGTTATAGATAGAGCTCCTTTGATTGGTCTTGTATAAGTTCTATTAGGAATAGAATTTGGACCATTATCTTCACCACATCCAACATTACAAACAAGTGAGTTCACCGTAAAGATTTCAACTATATCAGTTTTAATTACATCTTCACCTATTTGAATTTCTGAAGGAATTATTTCTTCTGGAGACAAATCAACAATAGCTTTTTTCTCTTTTAATTGATAAATTATAGCTGAGTCTCCTGTAGCTTCACCATTTGAAATCTTAGGTCCATAACCAATAGATATAGCATCAGGATATAAATCCCTTAACTCATCTATCTTATTTAATATTTCATTTGTTAATTGCATATTATTTTATATTATGGAGTTACTCCTTCAAAATATGTAAACACTGTATTCACACCTGCTATTGTTGTTGTTGTGCTAGTAGTTGGAGGGAAAAGTGTAGTAGTTGATGTAGTTATTACAGGATCATCAAAACATCCTAATGCTGCCCAACCACCTTGTCCACAATTTGTACCTGAAAATGTTAACTGAGTATAATCAGAAGGTGCAGTTATAACAAATTCACCATTTCCTTGACCAGTACTAGTTAATCCTGTAATTATATCATTACCTGAAACAGTCATTAAACAAGCAGTGTTGATTGTAATAGTTGGTGTACCACCATTTGTTGTAAATCTATACTCATCACCAAAATCATTAGTCGATAATCTAAAAGGAACATTGTTTACTGGTGTTGGAAAAGTTAATATATAATTAAATGCTGGAGTGTCTAATGAACAAGTTCCATTTATTCCATTATATACTACTGAACCTGCTGGAACATACATACCAGTACATGGTTCATATCCTTCACCACTAACTCCACCATTTATACCAAAGAAATTAGTACTACTAGCTTGAACAGTCATTGCCAAATAAGTAAAACTAACTGGACCAATATAAGGTCCTTGAAAACCACTTCTAAGTGTAGGCAATGCTGTAGGAGTACAATCAGGTGCGTATGGTATCAGATCTACATTTGAACAACCTCTTGATGCCCAAAAAGTTTGTGTATCAGAATATCCTAAACTTGAAGTTAATAAAGAAATACCATAAGGTGCATTTTGATCTAGTTCATAGAAATCAGAAGTCTCTGGATTATTTAAATAAATTACATTGTTCCATCCAAATAAATCAAAAGCTCTTCTTCCAGTGTATCCAGGAGTAAAATCAATTGTATTTTGCACTTTTATTGTACCACTTTTCTCCCAAAGTGTAAAAACACTAGTAGGCATTTGCCCATAGTATTCTGCTATGAAGTTTCCTACATTAGCTGCATTTGTATTAAAATCATGTCTAACACTAACAATTAAACTTCCTGAATTTGTATACGCAAGTCCTGTAAGTACTACAGTTATTCCAAAACTATTACCGCCAGGTCCAATACTTCTTTCTGCAACATAATTAGAAGAAGTTATTGTCAAAATAGGATTACTTATGTCCCACCATCCTACTACTGCAACACTTGAATTTGATGAAGGTGTAGTACCTAAGTAAATATTGGTATCATCTATTGCAGCAATAATATATGGCTGTAATCGATTAGGACCAAAGTTACCAACAGGAATATCTCTAACAAATAAAAGACCTAATGTATCTTGCATTATATCCCACTCCTTAATTGTATTTGCTCCATCACCAATCCACAATTTATTATTTGTGGAAGCTTGCATTGTAATTCCTGTAGGTGTAGCAAAGTCATTTGGTACTGATATACTAACTGTTGTATTTGATACAACATCATAAACATCTATTGAACCAACTGTATCTATATCTCTAGACCATACACAAGGTTCTGCACTTGGAAAAGCCAATGTAGTTGTGGTAGTAGTAGTAGATGAAGTAGATGTAGTTGTACTAGTGGTAGATCCACAGCCACCGCTTCTAATACAGATTAGTTCTTCTAATTGCTTAGAGATCTGCCAAAGAAGATTGGTTGTTGTACTTCCACCTATTTGTCTACTTGGTATAGCCATTACTTAATAGTCTAATTTATATTTGTCTTTTATTTCTTTTAGCTTAGTAGCATAAAACGATGTGCAATATTTCTTTGATTCTTCATGGTTAATCACAAGATCTAGGTTAGGATCTTTTGTTGGATCAGTTCCCATATGATATTTGCCTTTGTAGAAAGCTGGGTAACCATTTCCTGTTTCAGAAACTATTCCTGCATTATGAAAGATTGTATGTGTATCTAGTTTTGATATAGGATCTGTAGCCCATGCAAAAGCCATTTCAGGAACCACCTTTGTTTCTTGGTCTCTCAACCAAATGTTCCAAAGAACAGCCCACATATCAGCACACCAGCTTTGGTATCCAGAATTTTCATCTTTAAAGAATTCTCTATTCACAGTTTGTAAATAGCTTCTTATAAGAATGCAATCATTCATCACCTTACTCCAGAAGTCACCATCTAAATTCTTTAATAGATATTGTGCTCCTCCTGAATGATCATTATTAGCTTCACAGATTTCTCTGCTTATTCCTACAACACTTGCAATCTCTGCAAGGATGTCTCTGTTCTTATATTCTTCCAGCTTCTCTGGTAACACTTGATTAATCTTACTATCAAAATATTTAGCATTGATATAGCTGTTTGTATCAGATAGGTAGTTAATGTCATCTTCTAAAAACTGTTCTAGATTGAAATCCTTCATAAAAAGAATATCTGAATCACAATAGAAGATTGCTTTCTCACTTAGCTCTGGATGTGCTTTGAAATGTTTCCAAAGAACATATGGTCTAAGTACAGGAATATATATTCCTAACAATCGATTTAAGTTATCCTCATCTTCGTAATAATGAAACTCTGCTTCTGGATACAGGTCTTCTATCTGTTTCCACTTATCTCTATTCTCTCTTCCTTTAGGTGTAAAGATAACTGATATAGCTTTATCAGAATGTCCTATTTCTTTTAGACTCTCTAACCATAAATTCACTTGCCATGTATAATAAATATCGCTTGGACAAGCTTGTAAAAATTTTAAATCTTTCATAATGTAGTTGGTTTTGGTTTTATATTTTTATAATGCTATTGTAGTGGTTGTAGTTGTTGTTGTATTACATCCACCAGCTCTAACACAGATTAGTTGTTCTAACTGTTTAGAGATCTGCCAAAGAAGAGCTGTTCTTGTACTTCCACCTATTTGTCTGCTTGGTATTGCCATTGTTTGTTTTTTATAATGCTGTTGTTGTAGTGGTAGTGGTATGAGAATCTATACAAGGAGTACACTCATTAAGAGTGGGCCATACATATGTAACAGTTCCAACATCTGCTGGGTTAGTTGTTTGATCAACTATAAACCAACATTCAGGTGTATCATTATTAACAATAGTACCTTCAGGTAATACACCTGCACCAGTGTAAGAAATAACATGGTATTCCATTCTCTCACATCCTGCTACATTATAATTAGTAGTTTGACTACAGCCACCAGCAGTTACACATGTCAGACGTTCTAATTGCTTAGATATCTGCCATAGTAAGTTAGCTTTAGTGCTCCATCCAATTTGTCGAGAAGGTATTGCCATGTTTTTTATTAATTATAAACTCTTATATCTACTCTTATTTCTTTTTGTTGTTCACCACCAGCAACACTAGAGCTAATTAGTGATACATTTGTAGGAGATTGATAAGCTACTACCCATCCATAATACTTATTATCTGGTTCTCCTCCTGAATAAGTAAAACCTATAATTTTAGTGTCAACTATAACAGGATCTACAAATGCAATAACAATATTTCCAAATGTTCCTGATATACTATCCACAACTCCTAGTGTGTTTTCTAATGTAGAAACTACTATTATATCTCCAAGGCCATCTTGATTTAATAATGCAGTATACACTTTATAAGGAGGTAATGTGGTTGTACTAGTAGTAGTGGGTACAATACTATTACCTGTCACTTGTGTTAATCTCTCTAATTGCTTAGAGATTTGCCATAAGAGATTATCTTCTGTTCCCCAGCCTATTTGTCTTGATGGTATTGCCATTTCTTTAAATTTTATTTATTATACAAAAATAAGTATTTTTCACCATTAGTATGTGATTTTCACCAAATTAAAATAACAAAAATAGTTAGAACAAGTCTAACTAGTTTAATTATTTACATCTAATGTTATTGTAAGTATTCCTAGATACAATGTATATGTGTTGTAATTATATGTTTCATCAGCATATAGAATATCCCATCCTATAGCAAATCTATCATGAGGCCAATAGATAGCAAATGTTAATTCCCAATCCATTATCCCTGACCTTTATAAAGCTTCTTGTAATTCTTAGAGCTTTTTAGTTTAGATGTCTTGGTTTTAGAATGAACATTAGGTCTGCTCACTTTAATCTTAATTCTTTTTTCTGATGTGTTGGTTGCTTTTGCCATGTTAAAATAAGTTATATTCTAAAATTATACCATACCTTGGTGGGTTGTTTGCTTGTATAAAGTATTGAGCTCCTATATTAAACTTTGCAAATTCAATCATTATATTTGTATATAGTGTAGGAGAAATTAATGTAAATTGTGTTGATTGAGCACCCACATATCCATGTATTTCAAAAGGTTTCTTACTCTTGATTATCTCTTTGTTGATATCAATGATACTCTTTTGATGAAATATGATAGAGTCTTTTATATCTAATTGATTCTTAAACTCAATCTCTTTTTTTTGAAAGTTCTTGATTCTTACTTCTTGTTCTTTGAGAACATTCTTAGCAAAATCATAACGTACAAGATCAGAAACAACCTTCCTAGAAACAGTTTCACTAAGGGTGACGATAGAATCATTTTTCTTGGTATCTATCTGTGAAATACTTTTGAAGCCCACTAACAGGCAAACTATCAATAATCCTAATTTGTACATATTCTTTTTGTTTGATGATTTTGATTCTATTAACTATAAGTGTATCCACTTCAGATAAGCTATCTATGATTCTATTAGCTTCATGATCTTTCTTTTCAAGAACAACTATCTTATCCTCTAATGCAACAACTTGTTTCAGTAAAACATTATTTTTCTCTTGTTCTGAAAGTGTAAAGAATATCAAAACAACGGTGATGATCACCGCTAAGTACTGCTCTCTTAAATAATCTAACACCTTTATCATTACTCAGTGATGTTTATAAATATCTTCTCTGTCTTTTTTACACTCTTCAGTTTATTAAATAGAGTTTTATATGTCACTCTAGATTTACCAATAAAGTTTAATGATCTAGTACTACCTACAAGAATACAACCTTCTGTCTCAGTAGATTTATTACCTGAGTGAATTCTCACTCCTTCAAATCCAGGAACATTAAGTAATAGAGGCATGTATTGTTGAAAGCGATTAGAGAATGTAATTGCTATCTCATATTTTCCATAGGGAATAGCTGTAACATTTTTAATCTTAGCATCTCTCACCTTATCTTCTAACGTATAACATACAAATATTCCATCAATAGAAAGTTCTCCTATTGTAGAGTCATCTGTAAATATCTTTCTTTTAAGTTCTAATATCATGATATACCTCCTCTAGCTTTCATTAATTTTTCTACAATAGTTGTTGCTCCTTCAATAGCAATATATGTTGCTGCAATAATCACCCAATCAGATGAAGTTAAATTTCCACAAAAAAGGCCAACAGAACCTACAACAAATACAGTGAGTTTTCTGCTCACCCATTTGTTTAAATAAAAATCTATCTTTTCTTTTGTACTCATATCCCTTTTATGTTTTTATATACAACAGATAAGTATTGTATAAGTGCTGCAGCTGCAATGATAATACCTACAGTCCAAGTAAATCTCTTTTTGAATTCTTCTTGCTTCTGTATCTTATCTTCTAATTCTTTTATTTTAGATTTAAGCTCTGTAATGTCAGCAACAAATCCCCCTGTTTTTGTTAGTGCATTACCTAAGATAGCGTCTACAACTTGTGTTAGTTTAGTGTCTATAGAAGTCATCTTCTCCTCTAGATCATATAGTCTTTGATCCATGCTTTTCAATTCTTTTCCTACTTGTTGTTCAAATGCGTTTTCCATAAGGGAGAGTGTGGGTGTTATTATAGCATATATACACTTTAAAATGGTAAGTGCAATGATGCAATGATTATACCAATTTATATCTAGCAAATATAAAATTTATATTTGGAATAATGAAGTGGTTGAAATAGATTTACAGCATAATATAGCATAAGTTAAATATATTTTTATACCTTTGTTTTTAAAAAATTAAAAGTATGTCAGATAGTTTTATGTATACAGATATGAAAGCAGATAAAATGTATGTTTTATATGCAAATGCATCTTATTACAGCACTGTATGTATGGCTGTAGAAAGTATTCAACAGTTCAGCAATGCACCAATTACAGTGTACATGTTAAATGATCACAGTGAGGTTGCTGGAGCTAACACTGTCTACTGGGAATGTAATGTTGAAGACATACCAAGGGGATCTTATATAGATAGAGATGATTCTAGGATATACAATCTATTAATTCAAAGACCTCTTATAATTAAACATGCTCTTGAGAACTTTGCTAACATAGTTTGTTATGTAGATTCTGATAGTGTAGCTACAAGATATATAGATAGAATATTCAACTATTATCCTACAGATTCGGAATTTCCGTATTTCACAGAGGGTATATATGATTATCTATTCATTAATGGAAGAGGAGGAACTGAACTAACTAAGACATTAGAATATCCAGCATGTGAATTGTTTGGTGTACAGCAACACATTAGAGATAAGTATAGACAAACTGGTTACTTTGTAGCTGGTCAGAACACTATACCATTCTTAGAAGAATGGAGTTGGATGTGCAATCACCCAGAGATATTAAAAAATCCACAATACTATGCCCCTTATCATGAAGAGACAATAGTTAATGTTCTCCTATGGAAACATAAGTTCTTAGATGGTCTTCCTTACATATACACTAATGCTAGTCTTGATAAGTTTGATGAGGTGTATAATGAAGATAACTGGGGTAAGTATGTAAGATCATGGTTTAAGTTACCAACTAATGAACAAGAATTATTCTTTCTACATGGAGAGAAAGATCCTATTATAATGTCTAAAATAATGTCTAAAATGTCTAAACCTATGAGAATAATGTTTCTTGCTCCTCACCTATCAACAGGTGGTATGCCACAGTTTCTTGTTAAAAGAATAGAAGCTTTGAGAAAATATACAGATGTAGAAATAGCTGTTATAGAATATCAATGTCATAGCTTAGACTTTGTTGTACAAAGAAATAAGATAAGAGATTTAATGCCAGCAGGTAAGTTTGCTACATTGTTTGAAAACAAACTAGAACTGTTTAATCATATTAAAGCATTTGATCCTGATGTTATCCATATAGATGAAATGTCTGAGAGACTTGATAGAGAGATAATCACTAAGTTATACTCTGATGATAGAACATATAGGATAGTAGAAACATGTCATGATGTATCTTTTGTACCAGAGACTAAGATGTTTACACCAGATGCATATGCATTCTGTACTCCATATCATGTAGATACATTTGCTAGTCTTGATGGGTATAAAGAAGTGATTGAATATCCTATAGATTACAATCATGTAACTAAGATGGAAAAAACTGCTGCAAAAATAAATCTTGGAATGGATATAAGAAAGAAGCATGTTGTAAACATAGGACTTTGGACCAAAGGAAAGAACCAAGGGGAAGGATTAGAAGCAGCTAGACAAATGCCAGATGTACATTTTCATTTTGTAGGTAACCAAGCTGGTAACTTCAAAGACTATTGGGAACCATTAATGAAAGATGTTCCTGATAATGTAAAGATATGGGGAGAGCAAACAGATACTGATTTGTTTATGAAAGCTGCAGACTTGTTTATGTTTAACTCTACATGGGAATGTAATCCATTAGTGTTAAGAGAAGCTATCAGCCATGGTCTTCCTATACTAGCTAGAAACCTTCCTCAATATTATAATATGTTCACTGATCATATAAGAAACCTAAACCCTATTATGATAGTACCACAGATAAGAGATATGTTAACATCTCCTAACAATTATCCTATGCCACTTGACAATACATCTAAAGACTTTGCTAAGAATAACTTAAATCTGTACAAGCATGCAGTGTCTGTTATTCCACACAAAAACGACATAAATGATTATAATATAACACAACACTTTGTAGGCCAACCATTCTTAGAGATAACTGGTACATCAACTAGTAACTTCACTGTAGAGTTTTATGATGGAGAAAAGTTAATTCATTATGATACAATAAAATGTAATCATTGGATAAAACTTAGTAGAGAATATTATACAGACTGGGAAATAATTGTATACAAAGATGGTGTAGAAGTTTATAATTATAAAATGAATCTAGAGAATAAGAGAGTGTATATATCTTTTGATAGCTCATCTCTAGGAGATACAATAGCTTGGATACCTTATGTATTAGAATTCAAGGTGAAACATAAGTGTGATGTGATTGTAAGTACATTTAAGAACTTCTTGTTTGAAAAAGAATATCCAGAGCTTGAGTTTGTTAATCCAGGAACTGTTGTTAATAACATCTATGCTATGTACAAACTTGGTTGGTTCTACAATACAAACAAAGAACCAGAACTACCAAATACTATCCCTTTACAGCAGACAGCTACAAACATTCTAGGTCTTTCTTATAAAGAAATCAAACCAAGGATTGTTAACAGTAGAGTGCATCTTGCAATGAGACAAGTTGCTATAGCTACTAATAGCACTGCAGGATGTAAGTTCTGGACCAGAGAGCATTGGCAAGAAGTGATTAACTACTTACATGATCAAGGATATAAAGTGATCAATACATCACTAGAAGATAATCCATTTGATAATTGTCAGTCATTAACTGATAAAAGTATGTCAGCAACTATGAGTGTTATATACAACAGTAGATTCTTTATAGGACTATCTAGTGGGCTTAGCTGGTTAGCATGGGCATTAGATGTGCCAGTGATCATGATATCTAACTTCACTGATAAGCATCATGAGTTTGAATGCCATAGACCAGTTAATACAAATGTATGTCATGGATGTTGGAATGATCCACAATACAAGTTTGATAAGGGAGATTGGAATTGGTGTCCTGTACATAAAGGAACAGAGAGACAGTTTGAATGTCAGAAAAGCATAACACCAAAGATGGTAATAGATGAAATAGAAAAGCTCCTTAATTAGGAGCTTCTTCTGTTATATAAGGTTGTTCATCATACCAACTCCACCCATCAACAGGGTACTCGTATGTGTCTTTTTCTTCTTTTAATAATGTATAATTAGGAGCATACACAAAGTTAGGTGCATACTGCCAATTGTCATCTTCTAATTTATAAAATCCTGCTGTTGTTTCCATAGTTTATCCTGATACTGTCCAACCTTTTGACGTTAATACTAATTTGTCTGCAGCTGTTAAGCCTGCTGCTCCTGTACTATTTAATATATTTATTGTTTTAGAAACTACAACTCCTTGTGCTGCTATATCTGCAAATAATATATTTAGTGCTGCTGTTGATAAACTTGTATAAGATACGTTTATCTGAGGAGATAGTCCTGTCCATTGTCCTGTTGATGTGTTTAATAATCTCAAAGAGTTCAGTTTATTAAAGTTTGTTGTACTTGCACCATTAACTGTTAATCTTGAATGTGGACAACTAAAACTTAATGAAGTTAATAAATTATTGAAAAGTAAACCATCTGCACTAACTAAAGGTGTTGTGGTTAAACTACCAATATTATTAAGATTTGTCACAGTGGCTAATGTACCACATAATGCAATAAAAGAAGCAATACTTGTTACTAAAGAAGTCTGAGTTGTTGGTAATGTTAATGTTTTTAAATTAGAGCAACTATTTGCAAGATTTGCAAAAGTTGTAGTAGAAGCTGATACAGTTGAAGGCATCACTATTGTAGATAAATTATAACAGGTTTGAAAAAGAGTACTAAATACAGTACAAGAACTCATACTTGTAGGAAGTGTTACAGATGTTAAATTAAAACAACCTGAAAATCCATTTCCAAATGTAGTTACAGCATTCATAGTTGATGGAAATACCACTGAAGTTAATTTAGTACAATTTACAAAAACATTTGATAAAGTGTTTACTAAATTCAAACTTGTTGGCATAACTATAGACTCTAATTTATAACAAGAAGAACACATACTATCCATTGCTGTACAACTGTTTTGAGCATTATTTGGTAATACAATTGTTTTAATATTAAAGCAAGATGCAAATGCAGAATTTATAGTTGATATTACATATCCTGAAGGAATAGTTATTGAAGGTAGTGAATAACAAGCATTAAACATTGAGTTCATTGCTATAGGAGAGCCTACGGTAGTTGGTAATGTAACAGAATTTAAGTTACTACAAATATTAAAACAGCTTCCAAAGTTTGTTAAAGCATTCATAGTAGTAGGAAAAACAACATTTGTTATTGAACTGCATCCACTAAATGCACCTGACATTGTACTTGCATTAAAACCTGTAGGAAAAAATATATTTTTTAAATTTGAGCAAGATGAAAATGCAGTTGAAAAATCATATATTGCATTTGAAGAACAAGTTGAAGGAAAATATACATTTTGTAATTGACTACAAGTTGAAAACATACTATTAGCATTAACTGTTGTAGAAGCAGAAACAGGGGATGGTAATGATGTAAATTTAACCCATTGTAACGAAGTTGCATTACTAAAAGTTGTTACTAAACTTGTACATAAATTTATACTTGGTAAAGTAATATTTTTTAAAGAATTACATCCAAGAAAAGTATTTGCTAAAGTTGTACAACTATTTAATGTAGTTGGTAATGATATTGTTCTTAAATTTCTACAGTTTTGAAAACAAAGTGATATATTTGTTATTGCAGTTGCATTTGAAGGAAATGTAATATTTCTTAAATTAGGACAAGTTGCAAACATACTTGACACATCAGTTAATGCACTTGCAGATGTTGGCATTACAACTACATATAAATTTGGACAAAAAGCAAACATTCCTGTAAGTATAGAAGTCCAAGCAACTGTGGCAGGAAATTTAACATATTCTAAAAAACTAAATGTTCCTACTGAAAAAGTAGAATTTGTAGAATAAAATGTTTGATTAAATGTATTAGTTGTACAAGTACCATCTCCATAATATGCTTCTAATAATCCTATATTATATCCTTGACTACCTCCTGTTACAGTGAAATTTGATATGTGTTTTGCATTTGTTATTACACACGTAGCATCTCCATATATACGTATTTTAAATGTATTATATCCTCTTGAACAAGGAGTACCGCCAGTTGAGTAAACGTGTTCTGTTGTTGTTGTTGCTGTTGTGGATATTGTATTTATAACACCATCGCCCCAATCAATGTAAATATTCCCTGTAGTTCTTGTAAATACTGTTTGTATTGAAAAACATTTTAGGTTTACATCAGCAACTAAAAACTGTACCTCGTTTGGTGTATCAACTATTGTTATCCAATCAGGTGGTCTTACCCAATCAGTAGGAACAGGTGTAGGTGCTATTGAATTTATAAGTGCGTTAAATGCCATTTGATTAAGTTGTTTGAGTTATTACTATATCCACAATCATATCCGCTTGTGGAGGGAATTGAGCATAAAATGTTGCTACGCCTGATGCAACCCCTACAAATGGTAATACTTGCGAATTGTATGCAGTTAAATAACTTGAATTTTGAGGTGTTACTGATACTTCCGAAGTTGTATCAACATTTACGTTGCTAAACGCATAAGTATAATATCCACTAACTAATGTCCAAGAGCCTACTGCTAATGTTTGTGATGTAAGTTTTATAGGTGTACCACTAATCCCATTACTTCCATCTACACCACTTGTACCTGATGAACCTGTAGTACCTGATGAACCAGCTGTACCGCTTGAACCACTAGATCCAGCTGTTCCACTAGTACCTGTACTTCCAGATGTTCCACTAGTTCCACTTGAGCCAGAGGTACCTGAAGTACCAGTTGTTCCATCAGTACCTGAAGTACCTGAAGTACCTGATGTTCCTGAACTACCTGAACTTCCTGAACTTCCTGAAGAACCACTAGTAGATGATGAACCGCTAGTACCTGATGTACCATGAGACCCATCACCACCTGTTGCACCATCTAAGTTTACATACCATGAGCAAAAGAATCCTGAACCAGTTTGACCTGTCACTTGGAAACTTAATACACCAGTAGTTGGGTTATATGCTGTAATAATAGCTTCATTATGTATGAAAGCATCATTTGAATAAGTTATAATTATACTTTGTCCTAATGTATATGAAAGTAATGTACCAACAGTGATTGTACCTGTGCCACCAGGTGCTTGAATAGTATAGCATGTACCTGATGTTGTTGCATATTTATCTCCTGAATATCCTGATGTACCTGATGTAGCAGAAGATCCAGAGCTTCCTGATGTGCCTGAGGACCCACTAGTAGCTGAAGTTCCACTTGTACCAGATGTTCCCCCAGTACCATTAGTTCCTGAAGTACCTGCGGTACCACTTGTTGCAGAGGTTCCAGCAGTACCAGAAGATCCACTAGTGGCAGATGTACCTGATGTTGCTGAAGTTCCTGATGTACCAGTAGTTCCTGAGGTACCAGTAGTACCACTAGTACCAGATGTACTTCCTACAGCTACACCTATTTGTTTTGTAGTGATAATAGCAGAAGGTGCAGCAGGTGCACTGTATGGAGAAACTTTAGATGGTTTAGCTGTTAATGTAATATTTTGACTTGTAGAAGAAAATATAAGTTCTAAATAATCATTAGCTTGTAATTCTAATATAAAGGATACATATGGTAGTTGTAATGTACCATCTATTACAATACTTAGATATGAATCTGTTCTAACAATATTATTACCATTTTTTTTAATCCATATTTCTATGTCTGCAATTGGACCACCTGTTTTCTCTACTTGTAAAGAATATCCAAATTCATATATACCAGCATGTGGATATCTAATCTGTTGACCAAAGTCTAGAATAATACCATTTGCTATTTCTGTTGTATTATATGTAACTACTGTTGGCGTGTTTGCAGCTATAATAGGTTGATTAGCATTATTAGAATAACTTGCAAACCAATTAGCTATAGCAGCTCCTGAAGAACCATTCAATCCACTTGTTCCACTTGTACCTCTAGTTCCAGATGTACCAGTTGTACCAGATGTACCAGTTGTACCACTACTGCCAGATGTTCCAGAGGTTCCTGATGTAGAAGAAGTTCCAGAAGTACCAGTAGTTCCGCTTGTTGCAGAAGTTCCGCTTGTACCTGTTGTACCTGAAGTTCCTGCAGATCCAGAGCTACCTGAAGTTCCATTGCTTCCATTTCCTCCTACTGCACCTTCTAAGTTTATATCCCATGAACAATAATTACCGCTACCAACAACTAATATAGGATTACTAAAAACTAATTCTCCTGTAATATGATTGTATGTAATAACAATACATTCTTGATAATTGAATGCATTATATGAAATAACAATAGATTGTCCAGGAGTGTAAGACAATCCTGTAGCAATAGTGATTGTTCCATCATCACCTAATGTAATACAATCAGTTGAGGTTGTTCTATAAAGATCACCCTGCACTCCTGAGCTTCCACTTGTTCCTGATGTAGCAGATGAACCACTAGTTCCTGTAGTTCCACTAGTTGCGGATGTTCCACTAGTTCCAGAACTTCCACTAGTACCAGTGGTACCAGAAGTGCCTGAAGTGGCAGAAGTACCACTAGTTCCTGTAGTACCTGATGTTCCACTGGTACCAGAAGTACCACTAGTTCCATCAGCACCAGCACCAGAACAAAGTCTATCATTAATTTTCTTTAATGCAGACTCAATTGTTTCATTAGTATTTATACCAGTACATACCAAGTTAGGCCCTTCGTAAAATACGCAAGCTGAACTTAATATAATAGAGCAAGGATTAGCTGCACAGATTACACTCATTAGATGGGTAGATTATTAGTGAACGATTTTAAGAAGATCTCCTGTACGATACACTTGACCAGCAATTAATCCAGCAAACAAAGCAGCTGAGTTATTAGCATATTCAGGTGTTGGTATAGGGGCTGTTAATACAAGACTCCAATCAGCAGCTCCTGTACCTATAGCTTTAGCAAAATACAACAAAGACTTAGCTGTATTTAAATAAGTTTGTCCTAGATATGTAGCAGAGCTACTAGGAGCAGTGGTACCAGATAATGGTACTAAGTTAGTATTAATCTTAGCTAATACAGATTGAAGATCCTCTAAAGGATTCACCTTTATATTAGTAAGATAGGGGCCATTGTATACAATGCATAAAGCATTCTCATACACAGCACATGTTGGGCAAATTGCAGCTGTTCTCATGTGAGCAAAGTTAAGTATTAATTATATATTTTGAAAGTGTTGGTAATAAATACCTGGTATAATATAGCGTTCGATTATCTTCTAGCTTCTTTAGAAACTCTAACTCCCAATTCTTTTGCAAGTTCTGGGTTTGTATAAGGAAGAGCTTCATTTAAACCTTGAGATAGTCCTGGGATTATATTTAATATGTATTTTAATCCATGTGCTTTTTCCATCATTTCTTCATTGTCTGTAGCTATCCCATATCCTTCTGTAGCTACTTGATCTACAATTTTAAATGCTTTAGATAAAAGTCCTACAGATGGAAGTAAACTTCCTTTAGTTATAGACTCAAATGATATTGGATTATAATAGAAAGAAACCTCATCACTAATTTTGTTTATAGTTTTTGAATACCACTTATATGCATTCTTTTCAGCATCTGTAGCATCTTCTGGTGGTTCAGCAGCTGCTGCAGCAAATACAATTGATAGTAAACCTATTAACAATTTAAGTTCCTTCACTTGATTTTGTAACTGATCTCTCATTAGATCATAAAACTCTTCTTGTGTTATCTCTAACTCTTGACCAGTTCTTTTATAATGCTCTATTTTTTTAGCTTCTAATAATTCATCTAATATTTTAAGTCCTTTCTCTGTTCCATTAATGATATCAATCATTGATGATATATTAGATTTACCTAAGAAAGCTACTGTTTTAAAAAATGCTCTTGTTCTACCATACTCCCATGTATCAAGTTCAACATTCTTTTTAATATCCATTCCTCTTGCTGTAACAAGTTTAGGAATCCAGTTCTTAAACATCATAAATGAACTAAACATTGTATCTCTTCTATAGTCAGCTTTGTTAGTAGTACTCATTTGACCATTTAATGTTCTAGCATATTCTGATACTGTAAGACTAAACTTAGCAACATTTAAATCACTCACTCCTGGTATAACCATTTCACCATTTTCTATCTTAGATATATTCTTTAATGCTCTAGGATCTTTTTTTAATTCAGTCACTCTGCTTTCAAATGTAGCTTCTAATGTTTTCCTTTCACTGGTTGATAAAGTATATTTAGTAGATCTATCTTGAGCTCTTAAATACTTTCTAATGTTTCTAATTTCTCCATCAATTACAATTGAGTTATCAATAAAACTTAATGCATTAGCATATTGTAACTTTCTTTCAGGAAAGGAGTTAGTAACTTGCATAACATCTGTAAAAGACCATGTAGATAGATATTCTTTAAATCCTTGTTTCCAAGCTATACTTCTTCTTTCTTCCATTGTAACATCTTCATTTAAAGGATGTATTAAATCTAGTAGTCCTCTTTCTATTGTAGTTAGTTTACCAGTAGTAACTTTTATATTATTTTTTTCAAAATCACCAAAAAAGTTATAGAATCCTCCAGCTTGTATATATGCAGTGAATTGATTACCAAACCAGTTAGCAATTGCAATAGCTGGTTTAAGACCTACAGCTAAAGATTGTACCCATGTATCTGCTGTAGCTATTATTTTCTTTGTAGCCACTTCAACTTTCTCTGCTCCTTCTTCTGTCTTACCTAATTTAGAAGCAGCTGCAGATATAGTTATATTACCTAATGAGTTTTGATTTTCTGTTAGGTTATATAGATAGTCATTAATAATAACTTTTAAAAGATCAGCATTTTTGTTTTCATCAAGGTTCACTTTAGGTTTTATACTACCAGGTTCAAATACCACTTTACCATTTTCTATTATAAGACTTCCCTTAGCAGATTCTATAGAATGTAATGTAAGAAGTTGGCTTTCTAAATTCTTTTTATTTTCATATTCCTCTATAGCTTTTATCCAAAGACTTCCCACTTTATTAAGATCTGTAGAAAGTTGTTCAATAGCTTTATCTGTTTTTGTAAAAAGTTTAGGAATAACTAATTTAACCTTTCCTGTTTCAGGATCATTTTTAGAAAACTGTTGTTCTTCATTTACTTTTATCTTATAAAAATCTTGAAAGAAATCTTTTGTTTGTCCTGCTAAACTACTAGTTTGATAAAACTTCTCTAATATAGTGGCTTCCATTAATGGAAAGAATGAATCTTTATACTCTCCAAGATAACCCATTCCTTCTGCTCTTTCATTTAACTTAGTAAAAACATTCCAAACATCCAAAGCTGCTTTACTTTTAGACATCTCTATGTATTCTTTAGAATAATTTTTATCTTGTTTAAATGATTTGCTAAATAAATATCCAAATGTTTTATCATTATACCCATTAAAGGAATCACTAGTTATATCTAATGCATTATTGATAGCATCAATAGCGTATTGTTTATATCTCTCATTGATTTCTGGATCAGATGCATATTGTCTTTTACTAGCATCTATAGTTCTTTGTTCTATAGCTGTTTTAGAAAGAGCTTTATATTCTTCTAAGTTTACATTATCTAAGAAGAATTGTTTGTTCTTATCTTCTTTAGCTTTATTAACCTTTACCCAAAACTCAGGATTAATTTTTTTAATAAGTGACATTCCATCTTTAGACTTTGTAGCAATCATATCAAAAGCTTTTACACCTCTTGCTTTTGCTTCTTTCTCCAAAGGGATAAGTAACTCTCCAAACTGTTTTATTTGTTTTCTAACCTTACCATCTACAACTTTCTTAGCTACCATTATCAAATTAGTAGTTAAGTTTATTAACATAGAAGATAGTTTACTAGATTCTAAGAAAGATTTTGACATTCCTACAATACTAGCTTCTGCATCTAGTACAGACATTTTAGTTCCTTTTACTACCTCTCCATTTACCATAGTATCTTCTGTTGTAAACTTTTCTCTTAGAGCTATCTCTACAACAAATTGTTTCTGAAGATCATCTATCACCTTCAACATATTATCTGTAGATCTAGATATATTAGTTAAGTCATCTAATACTTTCTGTCCTTCTTTAGTTAGTTCTTTTCTAGGATAGTATGAAAGAAATGTATCTCCTAAATCTGCATATTTTTTTGCTCCTTCTTTATAAGAAATTAAATCTTCTAGTTTTTTATTTAACTCAACATCATTAAGTTCTGCAAACTTTATACTATTAAACTCCTTTAATGTATCTGCAGCATTGTTTAAGAATGTTTTACCAACATTAACTAATGGTTCAAAATTAAGTTTTAAATGTAAGAAACGAATAGCTTTACTAAGTTCTGCTAAATCAGCAATCTTTTTATCTTTTTCTGCAAATGATGTTTTCTTATTCCATAACTTATCCCATTGAGCTTGTAATGATACAATTAATTTATCTACTGCTTCATTACCTGTAGTCTCTGTAATAATTGGTACAGGTAATAAATAAAGATTAGTTTCTTCTAAAGAATTAAGTTTACCTATTTCCATAGACTCTGGAACTAATCCAGATTTTTTATCTCCTGCTATTTTATAATTGTAATTTAATATAAAAGGTATCATACGTGCTTTACCTATTTGACTTTGGTTAGCTCCATATGTATAATCAATAGCAACAAACTGTCCCATTTGTGGAACCCAATCTTTTATTTTATCTCTTGATATATCTTCATATAAAGTTTTATCCACTGTAGTGAATTTCCAGTCAAGAGTATCAATTTTCATATCCCAAGTTCCATCTTTCTTTTGTACAGGATAAATAGCTTTAAAATCTACGGTGGAACCAATCATACCTTTTTCTTTAAGGTTGATTACTTTTTCTTCTATAAGAAATCTTGTTCCAGCTGGATAAGATGCAATTAACTCTTTATTAAAATTGTGTAATTGTTTTTGTAACTCTAGAGGAAGTTTAGATTTTATTGTATTATTTAATGGAGTGGCATAAGCAAATCCTGTAGCTTTATCAATAAAATTAGTTTCAAAATCATTTTGTTGAAATGCATGTCCTGCATCTCCCCAATCTTTTTTCTGATCATCACTAACTTGTTGCTCTGGTGTTCTTTCTGGAAACTTTTTGTTCTTCTTAACTTTCTCTGTAATAGTTGTAGCTACTCTTTCTCCTTTAAATGTATAATGTCTTTTATCTATTACATCTCCTTTAGCATCTGTTTTCGCAGGATTAAGTATCATGTCCTTAGAATAATCTCTAGCCTTATTAAAATAGTTAGTAATTTTATTTGTTACACTATCATCCACTTGAAAATAAATTCCATCAGTTTTTATATCAGCTACAGTACCTGCTTTACCAGATGTAACTTTAGTACCAGCTGTTTGGAATATATCAATATTGGATTTTCTATAAACTCCTCTAAGCTTATCAAGAATCATATCCCACAATCTTTGAATCATATTTCTAGTTTCCTCTTCCATTAGTTCAGGATATTCTGTAGAACCTTCAGATTGATAAACTACCACCTCAGATATAAGTTTATCCACAGCTTCTTTTTTAATCTTTCTAATGTTAGGTTTTCCATTAGCAAGTTGATATTCTTTCTTCTTACTATATACATCTAATGTTTGTTTGTATATTTTGAATCTATCTATCTTACTGATAAGTTCTGTAATAAGTTTAGGATCTGTTTGTTCTAATATAGCTGTTGTTATGTGAACAATTTCTTCTACCAATGCTACACCTTCTTTACCTTGTGCAATAGCCACTGCTCCTTTCATAAGGTCAGCAAGTCCATTTACATTTTTAACATCTATACTAGGAGCTGATTTAGCATAATCAAATAGGTCTTGAATGTCAATACCCATTTGTTCTGCAGCAGCTCTCATTGTATTCAATGTTTCTTCTGCTGCTTTAGATGCAGGCATATCTTCTGATTGAAATAATATAGGTTGTTGTTCTCTCTCAGGAACATTTCCTTCATAAAGATCCCATAGAGCATATGCTACATCTTCTCCTCTAGATGATACTAATAATTTCCATTCTTCTAGGTTGGTATTTGGACAACTCATATTAACATTTATTATTTTTGATTATTTCTCCTGCGTCTATAAGATTGTATCCTAAAGATATAAGCATTTTTGTATTTAATTGATCAGCAGTGTATGTATTACCATCCTTTAATGTTACTCCTTCAGATTTAACTTCTGGTGCATTTCCTTTATATATATCTACAATAACATCATCTTCCACTTCATTCACTTTATCAAATCCATTATCAAGAACAGACTGTTGATTTGTTGTATAAAACTCTTGTGCTCTGAATGAATCACCCCAAGCATTGATTGCTTTGTATATATATTTTGTATACACTCTTCCATTTGATTCTGTAACTTGTGTAAGAGGAATTATTTTATCATTAGCATCTCTTGTATACACTTTCTTCATTAACACTTTATGTTGATGTTGTGTGTCACCATTTTTTCTTCTTAGTATTCTTTGCTGTGAAGAAATAACATCTTCATATGTAAATACAACAAAATCATTTCTTCCTGCTTCTGACATAGGACTAAGTCCTATTAACTTAGGAACAGTTTTGTTATTCACTGCTGTTGTTAAAGAGTCAACTAATTTTGTATCTGGTTTGAACATATAAAAACCATCACCTTTCTTCTTAGGCATTTTTTTAATTGTCTCTCTTTTATATGTAGCTACATCACTATTATTCCAATTAGTTCTTTGAAAAACATCTAGTTCTTGAAATTGTGCTAAGTTAGGAAGTTTTTCTAATATAGACAAGGTTTCATTATATAATCCTTTAAAATCATTATAAGGAAGAAGGTTAGTAAATGCAATAGGAGAATTAGTTAAACCTGATTGTAACAATGCTAGTCTAGTTAATTTACCATACAATTTCAAATTATCTTCTTCTCTTAATGTTTCTCTTAACTCATTGAATCCATATATAGTTAAGTTTTGATCAAACACTTTGTTATCTCTGTTATCTAATATAAGATTAATAGGAGCATTTTTTTTACCTCCTTGTTTGTCATTTTGATCTATAGATAATGAATTAAGAATAATGTTATTGAATAATTTATGTTCTGGTTTAGGAGCTATTCCTTTTACTGGATTACCTAATATAGAATCTCTATAGTCAATAATTTGTTCAGCTGCAGATTTCTCTGTTTCTGATCCTAGTAATACTGTTGCAATTTTTGTATTAACATTAGAATTAGTTTGTACAGCCCAATCAAATAAATCATTTACAGTTTTTTGTGAAAGCTTAACAAAATCTCTATCATTCATATCTGTATATTGTTCCAGAACATTCTGCAACACTTGTCTAACATTTCCTCTATCTGACATTAATATTTCAGAGAATGCATCTCTATAGTCAAATATCTTATCTTTCAATTCTTTTACAAAAGATCCTGAAATAATATCATCTACAGAAGAGATAATAGTTTTTCTAGAATTTATTAATTGAATCATTTTCTTAAATACTAAATATGGATCATTGATATTAGCTGTATCATAGTTTGAAGCTTGTGACACTTTAAACATATGTGAAGCCATTTTAGAATATTTCAAGAACTCTTTCAACATATATTGTTGTTGTAGTTTTTGAAGATCTGACATACTTGATTTAGGAGCTGCATTATTATACTTAAGCATTTTGTATAAATCTGTTTCTGAAGGAATTCCTTTTATAGATGTTCCCTGTTTGGTAAATTCTACACTAGGACTATAAGCATCTAGTTTATCTTCTATCATATCATCAATGTACAACCATGAATATCCTTTGTTCTCAATACCACGTAAGTAGTCTTTGATAATAGGTTGATTCATAAAGTATGCTACAGTGTCAATAGGTACACCTAAATCAATAAGGAATAACCATGTAGAAGCTACGTTTGTTGTTGCTCCAAGTTTGATAATCCAGTCACCTTTAGAGATATCCACATACCCATCAATAAACATTCCATTAATATCTGATATGTATTCTCCTGCTTTATTTTTAATCCATGAAAGCATTGGTCTACGTTTTCCATTAACTATTGCAGAATTATATTCTTGGAAGTTAATATCTGTATCTTTAGCAAAAATACTAGAATCTGAATTATATCCAAGAATAATTTTATCTTGTTCATCTATTAAATCTCCTTCTAGTCTATCTACATCTATATATGTAACACTACGTTGTCTTTGAGCATGTCCTGTTTGTCCTTGAGCAGCAATACCTAAAGCAGCTTTACCACCGACAAAAGATTGTCTTAAACTAGACATAAATGTTCTACTCAACATATTACCTACATTACCAAAATCTGCTTTCTCATAACCCATTTCTCTTTGAATATCAATAGAAAGATTTTTTAATGGTGTTGCATCATTAGGTTTAACTAAGTTGTCATAGTTTAATGGATTAGCTATAAGGTTTTCTAAAGATTGTATGTAGGCATTCTCTAAAGATTTTTTATACATACTATCTACATACTCTTCTTTTAAAGATTCACTAAATAATCTCTCGTTTAGTTTTTTCTCTTTATCACCAGCTTTTACAATTTGATTAAGCATATAATCACTAAGAGAACTTTCTTTATCTTCTGCTTGCTCTTTTATCATATTAATGATTCCAGAGTTAGCATCATAGAATTTCTGCTGATTGTCTGTTAGTATATTATCATTATCTAATGCTCCAGCTAAATCAAATATATTTTCTCTAAACCCTTCAGATTTAGTAAGTTTTTCAATTTGTTCTTTTATATCTTTTTCATATATAGCTGCAAACTTATCCTTAGCTTGTTGACCATATCCATAAAAAGGAACTACTCTTAAATTACCTTTAGTATCTTCATATAATGATTTTAAATAAATTGATAATTTATCAATATCAAAATCCGATCCTGCTTTCTTAACAAGAGCTGAAGGAATAATTACTGAATCACCAAAGTCTTTTGGAAGAAATTGTTTAATTCTAAATACATCAATAGAGTTTTGTTTCTGAGTAGGAATACGGAATGCTACACCTGTAATAGCTGCAAACTCTTTCTTACCTTCTGGATCATTATTGAAATAATCCATAAGCTCTTTATCTGTTTTATTAGATTTAAACCATCTACCAATCATTATCTCACATACTCTCTTACCATCTTCATTCTTGTAGAATTCTAGTTCAGTAGATTCATATGTAAGTTTAGGAGTTTTATCATTATTAAGTACTTGTTTACCTTTATCATCTAATACAGGTTTTCCTACTGCTCTTACAGATTCTAATAATGCAGAAGATACTTGTACCTTCATACCTCCAGATATTTTAGGACGTACAATAGTTTTATCAGCTATAGAATATAAAATGTTTCTAACTTGTTCGTATACAGGTGTAGCTTCTAATATAACATCACCTTTTACAAATCCTGCAAAAGCATCTACTATATTATAATTAATTTCTCGTTTACCAATTTCTTCAGTTAGGGTTTTAACTAATTTATCTATATCTTCTATTATCCATTCTTTATCTCCTTTTTCATTTGTAGTTTCTTTGATACCAAGTTTTTTATATAAAGATTGTATACCTTCTTCAATTCTAGCTTCTAATAGTTTTTGATTGTTTACAAGTTCATTATAAATATTCTTTCCTTCATTATAACTTGACTTATCATCAAGAGCTAACCATTCAGCAAATCTATCTTCAAATGTAGGAAGCTCTGGCATAAAATCTACAGGCATACCAGATTCTAAATAATCCATTGTAGCAAGTTTTGTAATCTGAGATCCTTGTGTAACAGTTGGAGTGTCTTTAGAAGGAACCTCTGATTGTACAGCTACAATTGTAAATGGTATTTTACTTACAGCTCTTTTAACATTATCAGGTAAGTTACCTTTCTTTTCTTTAGCATCTTCAAATGGTGTATTATCAAACTCACCTTTTGCATTATACAAAGGAGATATCTTTTCTGTTCCCACTTTACTTCCAGAAGCAAACACACCATAATCTATATTCTCTTTTTGCATCTTGTTATATAACTTGATTGCATTAGAATCAGGATTTAGCTCATAAAGTATTCTAAATGATAATGGAGCAAGTGCAAATTTGTGAAGAACAATATCATTGTAAGTTCTACCATTATCTTTACTTCCTCTAACAATAGGTTTTACAGGTGTATATGTATCTTTGATTCCTGGATTACCTTTTAAGAACTTTTTAATTGTAGATTCATCAGCACCAGATTTAACAAGTTTTTCAAATGCTATATCAAATCTATATTGTTTCTCATTATTAGCAGTCCATGTACCAGCTCTTAAGGCAAACACTCTAGCTCCTTTGAGTGTAATTAATCCTCCCCCATCTGTTTCTTCATAAGGAACATCATATCCTAAGTTTTCATTTGTACTTAATACATCTTGTAAAGCTATGGATCTAAAATGATCTTGAGTCATATCTGTATAACCAATATCACCAGGTTCAAATCCTTTGTTATAAAGTTCATTAAGTCTAGCATCTATTGCTTGTGAACTAGGAATTAATGCTTGTCCAGGAGATGTAAAGTTTTTAATACGTTTAAGCTCATCATTATATTGATAAGGATCTGAATACAAAATTTTATGCATTTCTATATTAGCTATCATATAGTTAATACTTAATGCTTTTAGTTTTGTATTTAATCCAGCTTGTGTAGCCACTTCTTCTTTTTTAAATAATGCCACCTTGTCCACACTAACTACATTATCTTCTGTAGTGATGATATCATATGCTCTTAATAGTTGTTCTGTTTCTTCAGTTTCTTTTTTAATGAATGCTTCCACTGCAGAATTTATAGCTTGTTTATTAGTATTGTATAATTCTTCTGCATTAGTTTCATCATTAATTCTATTTGCAATGTTTTTATGCATCTCATCTCCTAGAATAGCTTTAAAGAAACGAAGATCTTTACCATTATTTTTTGCTGTATTTCTATTTTCTTTAACTAGTTCCACTTCAGAAATAAAATAGTCTTTGAATATATCTAAATAGTTCTTATTAGATAAATCAGTTTCTGAAACAAATGGATCTTTTTGATTAAACATTCTAATAGCATGTTCCAATGAAGCATCACCAGGAACAAGGTTCATGAATATACCAGATAGATTAAGATTTATCTCTTGAATAAGTCTTTGTCTATATGTAACTTTAGAAGCTTCTTTCTTCTTACCAGTTTCTTCATCTACTATACCATCTACAATAACAGGTTTTCCAATATCTTCTGTACCAGCTCTACGTTTTCCTGTACTATCTATTCCAACTATATCAAACATCTTTTTTAACATTTGACTTCCTTGTACAAATACATCATTACCTGCAGCTAGATAAGCAAATCTTTTATATTTAGGATTGTTTTGTAACTCTTCTATATTCTTTAATTTAGATAGAGTGTTATGTAAAGCACTGATAAGATTAGTTCCAATGAATGATTGTGTACGTTCTCCATTAATATTAAAGTATGTAGATTGGAATTCTGTATTTTCAATAATAGCTTTTACAATAGCTAACTCAAATAAGTTACCATCAATATTTAATGTTTTAGTATTAATAACTTTTATACCACCATCTTCTTCTACATCATTATTGTTTGCATCTTTAACAATTTTTGTATCCCCCACTTTAGCAAGCTCTTCTCTAATATATCCAACTGATTTTTTAAATGCAGAAATTTGATCTTCTTTTAAATCTATTAAGTCTCTTTCATTAAATTGTATTCCAATTGAATTAAGAAAATCAATATATTGCTTTAGACCACTACCATCAAACTCTAAAGCTTTCAAATTATCTTTAGCATAATATCTACCTGTTGAAGGTACATATCTAAAATACTTAGATTGATCTGCTTTTAATGTAGATATGATATTATTAATCATTCCTTTTTTAGCTTGTTTAGCTGCACTACTAAGTGTAGAATTACTAACAACTACATCACCATCCTCTTGTAAGAATACAGTGATTACATCAGGGTTTTGCATGCTAATAGATTTCCATAATGCTGCAGCTAATTGGAAGTCATGTTCTTGAATAGTATCTATATCCAATCCTACATCAGCTGAATTACCTGTAAGTCTTCTAAATAAAGCATTATAGTTAGGATTATTTTCTGCCATTGTTTTAAGTCCTAACAACATATCTTCTATATCCATAGAACTATGTAACTTGGCTTTTAAATCAATATGTATTTGATCTGCAGGGATAAGTGTAACTCCTCCTATAGAAGAAGGTTCCCAGTTTATAGATCCATCAACCATTTGTGTAACAGGAATAGTACTCAATACAAGTTTTAATGCTGCATTAGCTTTTCTAAATGAATCTATTTTGTTAGCTGCTTCAAATTCTCCTCTACCAGTATTCTCATCATTGTCCAATAAGCCTTCATCATTCTCATCAAACTGAACATCAAATGTTTTTAAATGTGCTTTATGATTAGCAGTGATTTCAGCCCATTCATTTTGGATGTTAATAGATAAAGCTTTATTATTATTAATTAATCTTGTAGCTTTCTCTAATGTTGTTTTACCATCTACTACTAATTTATCTGTTAACTTATTTTGTTTAGCAAGAAGTTTTAATATACCAAGTTTTAATTCTGGATATAACTCAGATTCTTTTTGATCATTAACAGTGAACACACTCTCGTTATTAAGAGATAGTTTGGTTAATGTCAAGAATGTCATATGCTGAATAATATCATGCATCTCAATCTCAGGGATTGTTAATGATCTCATTTCAGAACTACCTGTAGCTTGAGCATCTTCAATATCTATAATTCCTTTTGTAGCATAAGATAATCCTTTCTCATAAGGATTAAATTGTGCATAGTATCCATTACCAATATTATTAAATAATTCTTTAGTATTACGTTGAGCAGTTTCTCCTGTAAAGAAAGCTTTGATAAAATCCATCAATTGAGAAAACAATCTACCTATTAAAGTTTTTGATTCTCTTGGAATTCCTAATTTATCATTAAGTACAGCATCTCTAAACTCTTCAGCAAGTTGCTCTTTAATTTGATAAGGAGTAGCTTTACTATATTCTACTGAAGTATTAGTTTCTCTATCTGTGAAAGATCCTTTTCTTGATCTAAACTCATTAATGATAGCTTGTTTCTGAGCTGGTCCAGCAAACATTTTCCATACAGCTTCAAACACTTCATGGTAAGCTGTTCCTTCTTCTGCTCCTTCATATACATATATAGCAGCATCGTGGAACATTCCCCATGCTTGTCTACCATTAGTACCTTTGATTATATTCTTAACTCTATAGAAAGGAATTTTAGGAAGCATTTTAGCCATTGCTTCTTCAACTTTATTCCATTGTTCTGGTTTAAATTGATCAAGCTTATCAATAAGTTGTGCAACTCTCATTGCACTTGTATCTACATCATCATCATCTAAATCATCTAAATCAATAAAATCTGCAGGAAGTTCAGTTGTAGGAGTTACTACTTCTTCTACAGGTGCAACTTCTTTATTAGTAGATGCAGTTTTATTATAATCAATTATACTATTAATTATTTTATCTAGTTTAGGATCGTTCTCATTAAAAACTCCACCTTCACCAAAACCATTCTCTGCTGTAAAATAATTTCCTTTAGGTTCTTCTACAATATCAACTTCAGCAAAGTCTTCAAACCCACCAACTGTTTGTTGAGATTGTCTATCTTCTGCTTGATAGTAAGAGAATTTTACAGTGTCACCTGGTTCATCAATATCACTTGTAATACTTTTTAACTCTCCACTTATCAATCTTGATTTAACATTCTCTAATGTAGCAGTATTCCAATCAACTCCTTCTTGTGCAGTTGATGGTATAACTTCTTCAGGAGCAACTACTATCTCTTGTTCTTCAACTACTTGAGGTTCATCAGCTATTGCTGGTTGAACAGGAATCATTTCTGCTACTACTTGTGGAGCTACAGCTTCAAATATTTTATTTAAAGCAATTCCTTCTGCTCTATTCTCACCTGCTGCTGTTACAAGAGCTGAAATACCATTAGTATTATCTGCTGTATCAATATATGTTACTACTTTATTATCTTTAAGAATATTTAAAAACTCTTTAGTTAATCCACCATCTTCATATAGACTAGTGAAATCTGTAAGTCCTTTTAAATAATCTGATATTTTACTAATATCAAATGTAAAGTTTATATTATAGATTGGAGTAATACCACCAGTACCATTTGGCTTTCCACCTATAGTAATACTATTTTCTGTTGTTCCATTTAAATTATATTTACCAGGAGATGTAGGTTGTTGTTGTGGAGTTACTGGTGTAGCTACAGGAGCTTGTGCAGTGGCAACAGGTGCTGGTGCAACCATTGCAGGAGCTGCTACAGGTGCTGCAGGTACAGTGTATTCCACTGAACTATTCAATGTAAAATATATTCCTTTTCTATTTGTATCTTCTGCAGATTTCAAAGGTCTTACTTGTGTTGTAAGAGGAATTTCTTTTCCAGTTCTTTTACCTATAACATTTCCATCTTTATCTACAATGTTTGCTGATAATAAATATGTTTGATAATTAGGCCATGTTCTTGTAACAGGGTTACCTAAGTTATCAAATCTTAATATCTCATCATAAGGAGCATTATATGTATCTATATTTACTTTTTTAGCATCTGTATTAGCATACATCTGTCCTAGCAATCCAAGAATATCTTGTTTACTATTAATTAAACCTTGAGGAGTAAAATCAAAATATTTTGTAGATTCTTTTTGAAGACCAGACATAAACAACTTCTTAACTTGTTTACCTTCTACTAATACATTATCAAACCAGATGTTATTATATCCAGCAGGTTTTCTTGAACCATCAGGGTATTTAGCAATTCCCCAATATACAACACTCTTTAACCAGTTTAAAATATTTTTATTTACTTCTTCTTTTTCATTACCATATAAAGAACCTTTCTCAGAAGCATTTTTAGATAAGTTTAATATTGCATCAAAAATTGTTTCTGATTCATCTTTACTAAACTTCTTATTAAATAATCTAACAAGTCCCTGTCCTGGTACACGTAAGAACACTCTACCCTTAGGAGATTTAAATGATACTCTTCCCTCAGACTTATCATCATTAGTTGTAGCAACAGTGATGACAGCATCTCTATTAAGAATACCTTTATCTAATAATCCAGCATCTTGTGCAGAAGTTCTTGCAGATGTATCTACAGATGTTGTACCATCTGCATTTTTATATTTAACAAACTCTAGATTACCAAAAGATGTTTTAAACTTCTGACCTTTCTTATTTAATGTTTTATTAGCTAATTGTGTTTCTCTCCATGCTTTATATTGTTCTTTTAAAGAAGCTATTACATAATCAGGAGTACCATCTCTAAACATTGATCCTGTTTCAACATCTCCTTTTGTATAGTTTAATCCAGCAGAAGGGAACACTTGGAATATAGCATTGTTATAAAGTCTTTTGTTATAATCTTCTTGTGTTTCATCTGCAGATTTTCCAGGAATAAGTTTTCCATTCTTATCTACTAATTGTCCATTCTCTGTTACAACTAAGAATATAACTTCTTTGCTAAGTTCTTCTTTTCTTTTTGCATCTTTTACATCTTCAGAAAGAAATGCTTCTGTTAACCCAATAAGTATTTGATCTTCTGTATTAGCTGTTACAATAACACCTCTTAGATCATCTGCATTATCCATATCAGACACTCTTGCTCCAAAGTAATTAGCTCTTGCAGCATATCCTGGAAGAGGTCTTTCATCAGTATCTCCTGTAAATGGTTTAGTACTTCCTACAACAGCAAGTTTATCTTTCTTAGCTTCTTGTTCATATGGTCTTGTACCAAAGAAGTTTTGTACACTTCCTGTTAATGTACCAAGAAGTTCTTGCCCTAATTTTACATTACGTTCCATTTGCTTAGCTTCTGCTTCTTGCTTTTTATATTGTTCAGCAATAGCAGAAAACTTATTTAATATAAGATACTTGGCTTCAATTTCTTTAGTTAGATCTTTGAACTCTTCTTGCATAATATCAAGATGATCTTTTAAATCTGCTATACGTTTCTCACTAGGAGTTATATCCCCATCTTCATGATAGGCTATTAAATCATTTAAATCTTCAAGCTCACTTTTATAATTAGGTTTTAGCTTTAAGAAATTTGGATTATCTTTTAAGAAGTCAACCCAGTCTTGTCCCATTAATCTAGGAACATCAGGATACTTACTTTCAAATTTTTGAATAAAATCTGTAAGCATATTAACAATAAAATCAAAAGCTTTCTGTGCCTGATTAAGTAATTTAGAAACAACAGTAATTTGTTTAGCTGTTTGTTCTCTTAACACTTCTAAATTAATGATCTCATCTTCTAGTTCATTTTTAAAATCATAAAAATTAGTAGCAGTGCTATCTATATTATCAACAAGATCAGAAACATAAGATATATTAAAATCTATATCTTCTAGATCAGATTCAAGAACTTCAATTTCATTCTCTAATTGTTCTTGCATTCTAGATAACCTCATAGCATTCTCTAATGCTTTTTTAGTTATAGTATTAAATTTTATTCCTTTCTTAAATCTATTATCAACTTTAGCATTTTCTTCAATTTGAGTTGTTAGCTCATTAAGTTCTTTGATAATGTTCTCAAGAGCTTTTTGTTTTTGTTCAATTAATTTCTTAGACTTATCTTGTGAATTAGATAAATCATCAAAAAGTTCATTCAATATTTTAAGACGTGCTTCACGTTTAGCTTCTAAACGTGAGTCCACTTCATTAGTAAACTCATCTTTTGCTTTTTGTTGAACTGCAGTTAATATTCCAACTTCTGTAATCATAGGCTCTGTAAAGCCTTTCTTTTTACTTGCTTCAGTTAATTTAAATTGATCTCCTGTCACTTCAATTTCTTTACGCTCTCCTTTTTTATTATTATAAATAAAAAGCATTTGATCATTCTCAGGATCATATTCAATTCTACCTTTTTGTTTTCCTCCTTTATCTTTACCAAAGTTAAACTCATAGACAGTGTTCCAATGTTCCATATAGAACTTGGCTTTCTTATTCTTTAATGTTGAGTCAACCTTCCCAAGATTGTATTTCTCTAATGTAGATTCTTTAATATCATACACCTTACCATCTGAGTCTTGCACCTTAATAGTGCCATCTTCATTTTTACCTAATATAACAATTCTAGGAGCACGATATACATCCTTACCCTCTTTACTTTTACCTACTACCTTTCCTAAGAAGTATTCAGTACCTATCTCAATATCTCTCTCACCTTTTTTAGTTTTGATAGTGATAGTTTCTTTAGGTCCTTCTGTAGTTCCTTCAAACTCTCTTCTCTCCTCAGTGTAAGTTTCTGGATTAGCAATAATATCATTATAGTTTTTAAGATATTCTTTTCTTCTCAATGCTAGTTCTACAGTGTCTTTTAAATTTTGTTTAACCTCTGCTGTATTTATTTCAGGGTTTATATCAAGCTCAGCTAGTTTATCAGCAAGTGCTGTAGATTCTGGATTAGTTAATTCTTCATTAACAATAGATTGTACATCAATACCTTGACCAATAGGAAGAGCTGATACTTGAGGAATTCTTACATCATAGTTAGCCACTTTACTAGCAGCATAAATCATTTGTTCTATAGATGAATCAGAATATTTTCTTATCTGTTCTCCTTTAGCATTCAATACAGGAATACCATCTTTATCTTTTAATATTTCACCACTATAGATTAGATTAGTAGACTTATATATTTGTTCTGTGTTCTTAGCTGTAGTTTCAAAGTTTGTAAGTCTAGCATTGAATGTAGCAGCTGTATCATTCTCATTAGCAAGTCCTAATTGTTTAAGAGATGCAAGTCCTTCAGGTTTCATAGAAGTTTCTCTCATCTCAGAGATATCATCCATAACCATATCCATTCTACCGTATTTAATACGTGGAGATAAATAGTTATGCATCATATCAGAATTAATATCTTTTGCTTCTAATTCATCACCTTGTAAAATTGCAGCTTCTTGTTCTTCTTGAAGTGCTACACCTCTATTAACAGCATCTAATTTATATTGGAATGCTTCTTTATATGTAGGTGCATTATTAAGTTGTTCTAAAAATTTAGCAGTGTTTGTCTTAGTTGCTTTACCCATTAAGTAGTTACCCTTAATTTGCATAGCTGCTCCAGTAAGACCACCAATAAGACCTCCTTCAAGTCCTTCTTTTGAATTTAATGCTCCTACTGCTTTACCAGATTCATCTTCACCATATAGTCCATAAAGTACACCATCGACTAATAGATCAGCATTTTTTCCTTGGTATGCTTTATTATAATAGTTTTGTGTTCCTACTTGTACAGCATACTGACCTATCTCCTGACCCATCTCTTTAGGATCAAATATATATTTACCTACGCCTTTTGCTTTATTATATAGTTTACCAAATTTTGTTGTAGCTTCTTTAGCAACATATTGACCATTTTTTAATACAACATTATCTGCTGCACCAGCTAAACTATTAGCAACTTGTCTTTCAGCAGCATATGAACTTCCCATTAATTTAGGAAGTTGTACATATTCTGTAGCAGTTAGTAATGCCATGTTAGCAAGGAATGAAGTTTTACCTAACTTCTCTGTCTGAGCATCTATCTTTTTTAACTCTTCAGCATTTGGTGCTACACCAAAGTTACCTCTTTTATATTGATCAATTAATTGATTTCTAAATTCATTAGATGTTTGTAATCCTTCAAATGCAGATTCACCACCTTGAGAATATGTAGCTATACCTATTCGTTTACCTACATCATTTATCTTTGCAAACTGATTTGTTTGTTTTGCAATTTGTGCCATCTTAGATGTTCTTTCTGCAACATCAGCTATAGAAGTTATTTCTCCTTTTAATAAAGCAGCAGCTTCAGCATTCTTACCAACAGAGAAAGCTCTTGCTGTATTTTTTAATAATGGAGCAAATGCTTTAAATGATTGTGATGCTTCCATAGCTAATGCTCTAGATGCAGCAGCTTCACCAATAGCAGTACCTGCTATACCAAGTGCTTTACTAGCTATGTTACCAGATATAACAGCACCTACAGCAAATCCACTATTCTTGATCACTTTATCAAATAAGAAGTTTGCTGTCATCCAGTTATCTCTAGAATACCAATCAGCATTCTTTTCAGTATCTGTATAATAGTTAGGTAGATATTCTTGATCTACCTTTTCATTCCATTTATCTATTCCTTGCATTACAGGATTATCCCATATATCTGCAAGTCTTCCTGTAAATATAGCTGACACAGCTCCACCCACTGTAGCAAATCCTCCAACAACTGTTGTTGCTGCAAGATTAGTTCCTTTCAATATACCATTAGTACCTTTAGCTAACCATGATTGCTGTGCTCCCCAAGCATCTTCATTGTTAGCTCCATACACAACTGTATCATATCTACCTGTCAAATCTCCTGCAACATCAGATAAATAAGTTTTACCTGGCTTTACATCATTAGGATTTATTTGACCATTCATCATATTAATTCTATCATCTTGTGATAGAGCTTTTCCTGATCTTAACCCAGGAAATCCTGTAGTTAAAGGAGTGGTATCTATAGAACCAACATTAGGTGTGATTGGACCTCTTACATAAGGTTGTCCTGCTTTATTAGGCTGTAGCATACTTTTTTATTTATTTTGGTTTTGTAAATGCATCATATACAAATTTTCTAAATCTTTTGGTGAAGTTGTTTTGAATATGTTATCTATTATACCTTCTTCTTTAGCAATTGCACCACCATATACAGTGATCCAACGATTCTCTCTTGGAGGTTTAATATAATTAACAAGTCTATATCCTCCAGGTGCATTTACAGCATCCGCACGATATTCCCAACCTGCTTTAACTACTTCTGGATTAACATCACTTCCTTGGAAATAAGATGTAGTCCATGCTTTAGGTGAACTAGGTCCATATACAGAGTTAGTTGATTTTGTTTTGTCATTCATATTAAGTAAATCCTGAACTGGTTTCTCTTCATAGCTTGTAAGATTTAAACCTGTAAACTTTTGTAGCTCATCATGATTAACATTAGTAATAGTATGTTTAACTCCTTTTTTATCTTTTACAATTATATTACCAGTCCATTGCTCTTTAGAATTTGTAGGTTTCTTACCTGTCCATGATATACTTATTGGATCAGCTAAAGCAGCTTGAACAGTTTCTTCTGTATCTCCTGGTCCAAAATTTCTCATACCAACACTCAAGAATGCAGATACATTAGCTACAGAAGCTTTAATTTCATCAGCACTAAACATAGGAAGACTTCCTCCTTTAACATCTGTTACACCAACTATCTTACTTAACTTATTATTAAATAATTCATTAGATTTTGATAATGCAGCATTGTATGTACTAATGTTTGAAGTGCCACGTGTGTATGAAGAATATTCTGTCATTATAGTTTGACGCATCTCCCAAGGTAACTTGTCCCAATTAGCAATCAATTTTCTTTGATTATTTGTTAGGTCTGTTCTTTTTAATACTTTTTGTTGTTCAGAACGATTAAAAGATTTAAATAATCTTTCTACATCTCCTGTAACAAGTCCTAGCATATCTTTAGGTTCAACAAGTATTTTATCACCATTAAGATTAAAATTAATTGTTTTCTTATCTTTTAAAACATCTCCTAAAATTTTTTCAACTCCAGCTTCTTTATCAGCAGATAATTCAGCAGCTTTAGTCATTGCCATTTTATTCTTTAGAGTTTTAGAAGTGGTAGTGTATTGATTTAATTCATCTTCTAAATTAGGAGGTGGTTTTAATCCAAGCTCAGCATATTTATTCTTTATGTTAACAGCCCATCTATCTAAATATTGTTCAGGAGTTATTCCTTGTTTAGCAGCATAATTTTTTACATTTGCTAATATAGATTCATCTGAAAGATTGTAATCATTTTTATTTGCTCTAATAAGATCAGCATACATTGTGAATGCAATATCTCCTTTATCAGTAGTCAATGTAGATATATCTTCTGTCATTATATTAATAGATGATACTTTATCTCCAGAAGTAGATCCTCCAAATAAAGGATTATTAGCATCTACTGTACCTAATTTATTTTTAGTAGATGTTGTGTCTTTTTTATACCATTCACCTGTAAAAGGATCCTGACCATATGTAGCCATAGTTGCTATCCATCCTCGTTTATCTGTAGATCTAGCAATAGCTAAAGTTTGATTCTGATAAGCTATCTTATTCTTTTCTTGTAGAACATCAAATGCCATTCTATCTCTAACATTTTGTTGTTGCATAGCTTCATTAGTACCATACGTACGTGAGCTATCTTCTTTAACAAATTGAGTTATTAAATTTTGTTTAAACTCCTTTGCATAGAAGTTTTGTTTAAACTCTTCTGGATTATCTTCTGCTTGTTGAGATAATGATAAAAATGAATTGTTATTATTTAGTATAGATGCTTCTATTTCAGAATTTGCTTTTGTATAAAATTCTCTTTGTTCTGGTGTTAGATTTGTAGCATTTAATAAAGATGAAATTTCTAATGATTGAGATTGTAATTTATCATTCTCTTGATCATATTGTCCTTTCAAAGGTTCTAATAAATTTGTAGCTTCTGTATTTCTATATGTAGACCAACCATCAATTCCTAATTGTTGCTTAACATCACCTCTACTCATTACATTATTTATAGCAGCTAATACAGCTGGTTTATTTGTAACAAGTTTATCGATAGTTTTTGCATCAGCATATGTGTAACGTCCATTAGTAATAAGTGGTTTTCCATCATCACCAGTAACAAATATTTGTTCTGCTACACTAGCACTTTCTCCTGCACCTACAAGAGCGTCTTGTAATTTCTTAACAATGTTTGTGTATGGAACATAATCAGCATTGAAAGAAGCTTTTAAATCTTTATTGTTAACATATTCTGAAGCAAACTTATCATAGTAGTCATCATTGTTTTTATCTGTTAATCCTTTCTTTGATAACTCTTCTCTCTTTTTATATCCTGCTCTAAGTCTAGCTGTAGAACTAACAGCATTTTGAATATCTCCATCTTTAACTATTTGCTTAGTCATTCCATTAACAGAATTAACTAATGAGAAATCTGAGAAATCACCAGCAGCTACAAATTTTAGATTGTTACCAAGACTATTAAGTTTAGATTGAAGATAACTCTGTTGAACAGGGTTAGCAATATCTAATCCTGCAACATTATCAATGCTAGTTTGTATTCTTTGTACACCCTCTTCATACTTCTGTTGTTTGTACATACCCACTTTCAACATTGCTTCCACAGGAAGCTGTTGTACGTAGGGATTGAAGGTGGGGATTTTATCTGTATATGAAGCCATAGCGTATTAGTTAAGCAAATATAATATGAATTATTAGATTATACAATAGGTATAATAAGTTTTGTTAATTCTTTATAATTAAATTAGTTATAAATTTTTGTATGCTCTTACTACAGAGCTGTTTTTGTAATTCTTTTTAACAGGTCCTCCATTCTTTTTATTAGCAACAATACCAGGAGTTTTACCTGCTGCTTCTAATGCATCCATCTCCTCATCTTCGTCTTTTCCTAAAGATCTAATTCCTACAATGTTTCCATTCTCATCATATGAAAATCCTTTTCCTTTAGCTAATCCTTTACCAGAATTGTTTCCTTTATCTCCACCTACAGTGGTATCAAAGAATTGTAATCCATTCCAGTTCTGAGCTCTACCACTCTTACCAAATCTATAGTTGTACATGTTTTCATATACACCTAATATTCTGTTCTCAAGTTTGTTCTTAGCATATTTATCAGAGATAGAATTAAGAGCAGCTTGTGTTGTAGCTTTAGTATTAGATAAAGCTTGTGCTTGTCTTTGATATTGTGTATCATAGATACCAAGGTTTGTAAGTTTAGCTTGATTAAGTATCTGTCTATTCTCACCATACACTTTATCTTTCATCTCTTGGTTAGCTCTAAATTGATTACCTAACACTTGTTGGTTAGCTTGATACTTCTGAGCATTTAGATTAGCTTGAGCTGCAGGATTATATCCTGATATTCTTTGCATAGCTCTGTAGTCTGCTTGGTTAGCATTCAATTGATCTTGTAATGATATATCATAAGGCACACCAATCTCTGGTTGATATCCTTGAGCTGGTACTGGTTCTAATTGATTAGAAGACATTGCATACATCTCTGGATATAACTGTGCCATATCAAGAGCTTCTTGATCTGAAGGTCTTAAATAGTTAAGAGCTTGATTAGCATAAATTTCCCAAGGGAATCTAGTTTTTCCTTTTGCTGGAGGTGCAGATGTTTCACCAGGAACAGTTGCTATGTATTCTTCTTCTGCATTAGCATGCGTTGATTTCTTATTCTCTTCAATTCTTGCAGTTACAGTCTCTTCTCCATATGCCCCATCCTCAGTTATACGTGCTGATGATCCATTTGCTTTAGCTCTAGCATTAAATGCTTTTTGGAAATTCAATACATCTGCTTTCTTTTTAGGATCAAACGTACTCCAACCTGGATACCAAGAATTAGCTTTCTTAGCTTCTTCAAGCATTGCTGGTGTCAACTTACCATGTAATCCTGTTTTAGGATCATACTTCTGACCTGTAGGAACATAACCAAGTGCTTTAGCATCTTTAGTTTCAGATTCTTTATCAGAAAAAGTCTTTAGAGTTCTTTTATATTCTTTGCTCTTACCATCAGGTCCATATTTACCAGTCCAAGTAAATCCTTTTGATTTAGCTTCTGCATCATCTTTAAATGATGTTGGAAATTTAGTAGTTTCTGTTGTAACTGTTTTACCATTTGCAGCTTTACTTATTGCATCTCCCCATCGTGCTTCTCTTGTTTGCATAGCTTCTTTATCTATTTTAACTTTACCTCTTGCAAGATCATCAGCAACTAATCCATTTTCTTCTGCTGTATCATTGATTGCATTTTGTAAATGTGCTGCATTAATTTTCTTGTCAGCAATATCTTTAAGTTTCATATTAGCTCCTTGTATGTTAGCTTGTAATGCTGTCATTTTAAGTTTATCAAATGATGTCAATGGTTCAAACCCATCTAACTCACTAGTTGATTTCTCTATAAGTCTATTTTGTTTTTCTTCACCTTTTGATAAATCAGCTACATAGTTCTTAAACTTCTTACCCTTAGCAGATTTATCTCCTAACAAATCTATATATTGATTAGGTATTTTAAGGTTACCAAATACCACACCAGACTTTTGAACTTCTCCTGTTTCAGGATCTACTACACCACCTTCTTCTAATTCTACCATAGGCTCTCCTCTTTCAACTTCTACTGGATTACCACCATAAGTAACACCAATACCAGTTTCACCATTAGGAGAATATTCTTCATGACTCTTACCTCTAAACATAACTGTTTCTCCAGATCCTGGTAGATAAGGATTTTGTGAAATAGTCTCAGCTCCTCCACCCCAATGTGTTTGTAACTCTCCACCTAATCCATATGATTTAACTCCTCCACCATCTTCGTATGTTTCCATAGCTCTTTCACTAGGAGGTGTATAAGATTTTAAATGTCCACCAGCTCTAAACTCATCTTTGTGTGCATAGTCAGCAAAGTCTTGTGCATTAACATCACCAAACATTGTTATCACTTGTGGATTGTATTCAGGATTCATATACCCACCATCTTCATAGTTAGCAATATCACCACCATCTCTTACGTATGATGAATTTCCTGCATTCAATGATTGGAATCCAGAGTTAAGACCCATCTTTGTTATATTTCTTTGTGTAGCTGCTTGAGCCTTCTTCATTCTCTTACCATTTGTATCTAAAGCATTACCTGCTATACCACCAACAAATCCACCAATTGCTCCACCAATAGGTCCACCAATAAGAGTACCTGCAGTGCCTCCTATTGTACTACCAATGTTTCCACCAGCATTTTGTCCACCCATTGCTGTTTGACCTATGTTTGTAGCTATACCACTAATTTGTCCATACATGTCTGGAGACATTCCACCACCATCTTGCATACTATGTAATCTTCCACCATGATAAAAAGATTTAACTTGGTTTGAATCATTTAATGGTTCATAACCACCATCTGTATAAATATCATATCCATCATTATATGTATTTTGTATCTCTGTAGGATTACCTCCTATCATTCCACCACCTTCTAATCTAACACCATTTCTAGCAAGTACATTTGTACCTACACCATATATAGGAAAGAACTCTTCGCCAGTATTTTGTATATCTTCTGGTCTTACATACTTTCTTTTTATTTGTTCTGGTCTACTTTCTGATGCTTTTAATGTAATATCACTTACAGCTTTTTGTTGTTCAGCAGCTCTTCTTGCTGTTTTCTCTTTACCTAAAGCTTGAAATCCTTCATATATTTTTCCAACAGGTCCTGCATATTTTGAAATACCACCAAGTATACTATCAAGACCACTTTGTTCAGGACCACCTTGTAATTGTTGTGCTGTAGGTAATGCTGCACTTGGTCCTTGTTGTGGAAGTTGTGATAATCCTGCAGGTTGTAAACTTCCTACACTTTGAAGTGGTTGTTGTTGAGGACCAGCATATGTCTGTGCACCTTGTCCATAGTTTAATGATCCTGCTCCATTCCAACCAACTTGTGCTCTAGGAATATCAGCTCCATATCTAGCACCACCAAGCATACTCATTAATCCTTCACTACCACCACCGCCTCCACTAAGCATACTCATAAGACCACCAGATCCTCCAGCACCACCACCTAATTGTCCAAGTATAGAACTAATTGCATCTCCACCACCTCCACCAGCAGCAGGAGCAGGATTAGCAGATTGAATAGCAGCTTGATCAACAAGTTGTTTCTGTCTCATCTCATCTGTCATACCAGTTACATCCATATCTGCTTGATCATAGAAATCTTTTAAAGCAATCATCTTAGGATTTAAGGTTTTATCACCTCCACTAATAATGGTTCCCATCTGAGCTTTCTTAAAAGCTTTACCATGTTGTTTCATGAATGCTTCCTCTGAAGGATATTTCTTGTAGAACTCCTTTTCAGATTTAACTCCTGCTATTTTTAAAATTTGTGCCTTCATATTAATTGTATTTGTTTAACCATCCACCGACAGTTGGTTTATTATAATTGGTAAAGTTAGTCAATTGGTCTAAGTTCTCCAAACCTTTTTGTTCTTGTCTTAATCCATTCTTAGCCATAGGAAACTCATCAACATATTTAGTACCTTTTTTATATTTATGTTTCTCTCCTGGATACATTATTTTTCTTTCTCCTTTATCTGATATTCCTAATAATGGTTGTGTTAATGGTTCATCTGTTAAAGGATCTGGACCCATGTCTATATATGATCCTGGTTCACTTTGATTAATTCTTGTTGGTTCTCCTTTATGTTCTCCCCATTGTCCTCTATCATCTTTAATGATTCCTCCTTCTTCAAATTTAGGATAATTTTTTAAATTTTCAATTTGTTGTTCCCATGCTTTTATTCTTTCTGGCCCTTCCCATGCAGTATGTTCAATAGGTCTAAGTGATTCAATTTCACCTTGTAATGCTAATTTTAAATCATCTACATAATGCGTAGATGAATAAGGTAGATTACCATGTGACATAAAAGGTTTTCCAAAAACTTTACTTACAGGAACTGTTACACCTCTTGGAGATTGCATACCTTGAGCATTTGTTTTATAAAAAATATTTTCTAATAAAGTATTTCCTGAAATTTTATTTGGAACTACATCTTTTAAATTAAGATGAGGATCTAAATCCCATACATCATTATATTGTGTTCCTTCTTTTGTCATTACTTTATTATAACCACCCATTATACGTCTTTCTCTATCTACAGCTATAGGATTTTCTAATATATCCATAAACCTACCTCTACTAACTCCTGATGGATATTCTGGAATATCTCCAAGTACTCTTTTTGAATTAATGTTATAAATATCCATTCCTTCTAAAGAACCTGGTTTATATGAAGGATGTATTGCTGGTGCAGTATCTGCTATACCAAATGTTTTATGTACTTGTGGTCTTCCTAAATATAACTTCCAAGCGTCTAATCTTTCAGGATCAATTTTATTTATATCTACCCCACCTTGTTTTATATTATTAATTGTCTGTGACAATTTAGTTCCATTATTTGTTCCTGTATAACCATAAGGTGTTATATATTTTTCAGCAAGTTCTGATACTATAGGAGTATATCCTTTTCTTTGATTAGAAGTTATACCTACTTGCTCCATTTGCTTTTTAGCTATCTCATAATCACTAAGTCCTTGTAACTGTCCTTCTTTTTTTATTTTACTTAAACTTGTATTAATATTTAATTCATTTGATACTTTTCCTATCAGTCCTTCTTCTGGACCTAATGCTCTTCCTAATCTTTTTGCAGCAGGAATACCAATAGGCAAAGCCATAAGAGCATCTATTGCAGCACCTTTATAATCACCTTCAGCTATATGTCCAGGCATTTTAAAAGCTCCTTGTAATGCACCAATTGCTGCTCCTTCAGGAGTGAAATATCCTGGAGACATTAATGGAGACTTGTAAACTTCTTCCATATTTCCTTGCACCCAATCTTTACGTGCTTGTAATTCTGAAGCTTCTTGTGCTTGTTTATTTTCTTCTATAGCTCTTTGTTCTTTTTCTTTATCTGTAGCTATTTTACCTATCTTAGGTGTAACAGTTCTTGTATTATCTTTTTGTGTAACAGTAGTTTCTTTACCTCTGCCTTTGCTCTGTTGAATCTTTCTATTCATTGCATCATTTTGGATGCTTCTTATAGAAGGATGAGACTCTCTAAATTTATCTAAAATATCACCATCTTGTGCTTTATCATATTTAGATAACCAAGATCCATTCTTACTAATAGTCTTAGGTTGCCAATCTAATCCATTCTGATAGTATTGCATCTCTTTACCATTCTGTGCAGAAGCATCTGTAACATCAACTTTATTTCTATGTGGTCCTTTACTAGGAGCAGCTCCTTGTGTACGTGCATATGAGAAACCTGGAGCTCCTGCTATGGTTCCACCCATTGCAAATTTCTCTTGAGGAAATATTATTGTTTCTCCTTTCTCAACTGCTGGATGTCTAGTTTCACTTTCCCATTTATCAGCTTCTTGCCATGTTTTAAATGGACCACCTAGATGTTCTCCTGTTTTTCTAAATTCATCAACAGGATCATATATAGGATGACCATATTTAAAGTTAGGAACTAAATAAGCTGGTTCTCCATTTTCTCCACCAATTGTTCCAGCTCTTTCAGTACTAGGATCAGAATAAGGAATTCTATATCCCTCTGGTAACTTATCACTAGTTGGTTGTAAGAAAGTTAATTCTTTTCCTTCTTGTGCTTGAGGAACATAATTAACTGGATAGACAGATCCACCCATTTGATAATTAGGAGTTAGTTCTACATCTTGTCTTAATTGTTTTAATCTTTCTTGTGCTTTAGGATTTTTACTGTTTCCGTATTTATCCTGTATAGATTGATTATATGCATCAGCAGCTCGCATAGCTTCTGTTGCTTGTTCTACACTAAGACCTTGTTGATCATAATTATAATAATCACTAGGACCATTTATTGTTTGTCTTTGAGATTTTACATCATAATATTTAGCACGTCTAACTTCTGGATGTATTTCTGCATCAGCATCTATATTAAAATCACCTTGTACTAATCCTGATGGTTGTAGATTGTTTTGTATTCCTTGTATAGGTTGTCTTTGAATAGGTTCAAATCTTCCTTCTCCTTCTCCTGTGTGTATAGTTTTATATTGAGGAGCATTGTTATCTTTTACTATTACTTGTTGTTGTGGTTTTTTATAAACAGGATAGTTATATAGTACCTCTTTTTTATCATCACTTTCTACTGTAATAAGCCTACTAGGTTTAATAGGGCCAGTAAAACCAACTGCTTTATTATAACTTATGTTTTTATTTCCAAAGTCTTTAATAGCATCTTTAGTAGCATTATAACCTTTATTGTACAAAGATAAACTATCTTGATAAGCTTTATATCTAGGATCATTTTTTGATTCTACATATTTAACTTTCTTTCCTTTCTGAGCCATAGAAATTTCTCCTCCTTCTTGAAACTGTCCACCCCACGCAGGAGAATAGTTTCTACCTTTCATAGAATATCCTTCTCCTTCATATCCTTTAGGAACAGAGGTATTGGAATCATTATAATTCTCTTGTTTACCGTAATTATCTAACCAACCTTTTGCCATTTTACTTGTAAGAGATTTGTGCTTTCCAGATATACCCTCCAGAAGTTTTTGTTTTACCCTGTACACAATGTCTTATTGATGTTGGGTGTAAATTTATTTCCTTAGCTGCTATGGTAGCACTTTGCCATTCTCTAATAAAATTACCTTCTAAATCATATTGATTAATTGGTTTTGAATTAGCTAAGATTTGACCTTTGTATAATTTTTCTAAGTGTTCTTTAGAAGTTTTTTTACCTTTATGTGAATTAGATATTTTAAGTTTAGTTTCTTCACTATGTAAATATCCTTTTCTTGATTCATTTCTTTTTTGTTTTTCTTCTTGAGACTGTTTTCTACCAGTCATAAATATTTTATGTTTTTCAATTTTTTCTTTACTAGGTATATAACCTATGAACCCATCTCCTCCATCGGTCATATTAGATAATATTCCAGTATTGTTATTTATTCTACCATATAAAGATATAAACTCTATTTCTTTTTCTTTTATAAATTCATAATCATCTGACTCAAAAAGAATTTCTATTTCATAAGAAGTTTTATTAACTATATTATTCCAAATATAAGATTCCTTTCTATTTGTTTCATGAGCTCTTCTATATTCTGACTTAACACTATTATGTGTTCTAGGTTGTTTAGTACCAATTCCAATATAGAAAGGTTCATTTTTATCAAGTCTTATGTGTCTATATAAATAATGTCTCATAATTATTTGTATGAAATCTGTGTTACTCCCAACATAAATTGGCTTACTAGATGAGTTGTTGATGTGTTATCTAATATATGTCTCACTTTTAATTCTTTTGCTCTTAAAGGAGATTTCTTAAAGCTTCTAGGACCATAGTCCATGTTAGCTTGGTTTACTATCTTATCAACAGAAAGACTTTCACAAGTTGTTCTAAACAATGGAATCTGAGAACTTTTCTCTGCAGCCCAGAATGTATTATACTGATAGAAGTTATCACTTTTAGTATAAGTGATAGTTTTGCTTTCAGCATTCAATATAGGATATTGCAAGTAAGCTTTTAAATTATGAAGAGGCTTAGCCACAAGCTCTAACACACCAGAACTCTGTTGTCCATTATATAAAATAGCTTTGTTAAACCATTTATCATTTGTTTCTATTCTTGTGTTATCATCAAACACACCATCAAATATTGGAAGATATTCAAATGCTCTAGTATAGTCTTTTACATTCTGTAAGATTTCATCTTGGAATTGATATGAAAAAGGATACTCAATTATGTATGGTTGTATGTTTCCATAGAATGTGTTGTAAAGACTTATGTTAGTTAAGTGTCTCCATATACATGCTGTCATAGTTTGTGAAAATTGAACAGTAGCATATTGTTCTGTTGTTATAGGAGCAAGAGTTACTACCTTTTCCACCTTACAACTTCCTGTAGATTTTATAACAAGTAATGTAACATTATCATTTACAGTGTAACTAATACCAGCAATAAGAGTTCTCTTAAGAACATCTTGTGCTATTATATTACCAAACTGATCAGAGATGGTGAATGGTCCAGTATTAGGGCCAGCCTTTGTTAATTTTATGGTTATAGTCTTTGACATATTAGCAAGGTCCGTTATTAGTTAATGTTACATCCATTGAAGTTGATATACAACATCTTGCACAGAAAGTTGTAGATGAAGGTCCTCCTCCTGCATTACCTACATTTACGGTTGCTGGTAATCCTGCACAATCTGTATATGGTACTGAAACTACACCCACTGTAGATTTAATAACAGTGAACGATGTACAAGGTAATGTAGTGGTGGTGGTGGTAGTAGATGGTACAACACATGGTACTATTTCAACAATCACTCCTGCTACAACATGATATACATCTGTTGTTGTATTTGCACTTTCATCTGTAAAGTACCAACCATCAGGTATTACATCACAATTAGTTGTGCCATTATTTACATATACTGTTTGTGATAATGTAAGACTAAATGCATCTCCAATAATTTCTGTATATACAAATTCTGTATTTGTTGTTACATATGTAATTGCATTACATGCATCTACTTGACTTGCTGTTGAAACAACATTTGATGGTGGATCTATTATATCATATCCTGTAACTAATGTAAATGGTCTTAATCCCTGAGGTCTTGCACAAACTGGAGGAACTGTAATTACACCTGTTCCTTCTAATTCACAATATGTTATTCTTCCTTGTCCAACTAGTAAACAATTTAAAGATGTTGATGTAGTACTAGTAGTAGTTGTTATAATAGATTGTGTACTAGTAGTAGTTGTTGTACTAGGTGTAGGAACTATTTCTCCTGCAATTATATCAAACTCATCACAACATCCATTGATTCCTGAATAGAAGAAATTGTTTTCTGCTATATAGAAATTAGGAATATAACTATGAAAAGAAATCCAACTCTTGGTATTCATATTATATGAAAGTGTCCAAGACTTATTACAGAAGTATTCTTTATCTGTTAAATACACTTGTGTTCTAAATGTAAATTCATTTATTGTTTCTTCAATATAGAATTCTCTAAGTATAGGGTCATATTTAATATTAGGATCTAATGGAATGTAATCAAGTTTTGATATAATAACTCTATCAAACTTACTATCATATACACCATGGAGTCCTATACCTGTAAAGTTATTATCTATATTTACATCTGGATAATATCTTAATATTTCAAATGCTAAATGATCTGTAAAGAATCTATTCATTCCAGAACCAAATGCAGATAGATCTACTGATTCAGTACCAGAGATTAAGAACACTTGTCCTCTCTTAGCATCTACAGTAATCTGTCCTTGTGGTATTTTTAATAAGAATTTGTTTTGACTTCCTACATATCCAAGATCTGTTTCAGCAAAGTCAATTGGAGGAGCACCTTTAAACAATGCTGGATTACCTACATAGGCAGCTTGTGGATTACTTGTATCAATTGTTAATAGATTATTATACATCAATGTCTTATTTTCAAATCTAGCTAATACAGCTTTGTTTTGAATACCATCTAATGATATTAAGTTTCCAAAGTTTTGAGGAAAGTCAAAATATGATAATGCTCTATATGTTAACCAACTATTCACTTTATTATCTGAATCTATATTTTGTGAATCAGAATAGATTGCTCTAAATGGATAATATGTATAACATAACTGAGTAGTCCAATCTGGAGGAAGATGTGTAAATACATTTTCTCTATTTTGTTTAGAGAATGTTACATTATATGTATATGTATTATCGTTTGCTATAGATACATAAGTTTCCTGTACCCAATCATCAGGAATACCTGTTGATACATGAGGCCAGAAATCTCCTTCTCTATTATTAAATGCTTGTCTAAGATCTGTATTATAAGAACTCTCACAATAGAAGTTAGGAATACCATATGCAAACAAATAGAAGTATCCATCATAATATGTTCTATTAGGATTATTATCTGGAGGACCAGGCAATTGACTATTAGGACAATCAAAATTATGTGCTTTATATGATATAATATTTGTTAATGTACCTATACCACCAGGTTGCACTGTATAATCTTTTAGTATAGATCTAGCAGAGTGCCAGTATGCTGGATAAGCTATGTTACCAATCTCATCATAGAATATATCACTATCATCAGGAGCGTTAACTCTATTGTCAATAAAGAATGGAAGCTTAGTCTTAAATGCAAATCTAGAAATAAATGTATCTCCACCAAAAACTATTGAGTTTCCTGTTGAATAAATATTTGTTTGGAATCCTGTATCAATTGTTTCATAAGAATATATTTGTCCCCATTGATTTATAAATTCATTTTTTAATGAAGCATAATATGAAACTACACGTAAGTCTTGTTCTTTCTCTGGAGAAGCACATGCGTCTGTATCTCCAATAGTAAATCTAGAATAATCTGTAACTTTAGGACTTCCTGAAACAATCATGTTAGGACTATTACTAGGAAATGGTAATGGAGGTACTGATGTAATACCATCTTCTCTAAAATCTTCTGTTCTTAAATAAACTGAAGATTCTCTTCTATAGTTATTAACAGGGAATGTATCTCCTACAGATTCAACTCCAGGAATAAGATATCTTTTTATATCTAAGTTTCTTTGTTTAACTCCTTGGTTATTAGGTATAGATTCTGAATAGTTATAATCAGCAATTGAATTAAATGATTGAGCATAGTTTTTTCTTGTAATACCATTTACATATATAGTTAAATATGCTTGATATACAGTGAACATTGCTGTAGCATTAAATCCTGTACTTATAGATCCAACATCTTGAGCACTTTTTAAAGCATCTCGTTGAGCTTCTTCTGTAAGTAATTTATATTTAGCATTACTCTTCACTTGAGTAAAATGTGCCTTCCCTCCACCAAATATTACATTTTCTAACTTAAGAATATTTCCTAAGAACGGTTGTCCAAAAGAAGTTTCTGGTGAATTAAAGACTTGTCTGTATGCTAAGTTTGGATTAGCGGTTATTGCTTTTTGAGGAACTTCTTCTTTACAATCAGGAATTCTAATTTTGGTAATTAAACGAAATTCTTGATTACCATTATTTGAAGCATTAGTTGGACTAGTATCTTCCTTACAATTTAAATAATATGATCCTCCTCCAAGCAACCCACCAGGTACCCATTCAGTTGATCTACCCATTACTGTATCTTCCCATTCAACTGTATATCCAGCTTTCCCAGTTCCAATATCAGTTGTACCAACATAAACAAACCATACATCATAATTTGATGGAGATACATTAGCTACTGTTCCAAAAGTAGGTGTTTCAAGACCACCTCTATTAGTATCCATTTTATTAAATTGTCCTGGACCAAGTGGTAAAGGTCTAGTAATAGAACATTGTACAGTCTTTCCTAATTTATCAATTTTTATTACTGATGTTTTATTATTGTTACAACTAGTGATTCGAAATTCAACATACGTAGGATTATCCACTGGCATATTAAATTCAAACACATTAATATCCCATGGTTCACATAATTCTGTCCATGCATTATTCACCTCATTTAGAAATGGATCTATATTAAGATCATTATATGGATAGTTTGGGTAGTAGTAATTTTGACCTTCTCTTTCATATGTTCCTACATTTCTAAGAATACCTTTTGCTACAATAGATTTATTTGTTCCTCTATCTCCTCTTACTATTTTATATCCAATAATATCATCTTGTTGATCAGTAGTTAATTGAGATGCAGTGATGAGATTTCTTATCTGATCATTATCCACTCTAACACCAATAGGGAATACAGCATCATTACCCATCACCATTGATCCAGAACTAACAAATAATTTTGATTCAAATGCTGGACTAACAAGAATATCTGGAAACTTATGGTGTCTAATATTTTGACCAGCAAGCTCACCCCATACATTTGTATTACAAGGATATTCATCTGTAGATTCCCAATAAGCAAATTCACCATATTGATATGGTCCTTTGTAAGTAGGATCTGGTAAATATTCTGAAGATGTACCAACAACACTTGCTGTGTTATATATTTTCCAATAAGGACTATAATTTGTACCTGGATCTGGTTGTCCAATAAAATCTGGATCAGTATCAAAAATTAAAGGACTTGTATTTTCAATAATACCTCTCTCTCTTCCAGGTATATGAAAACCATCTGTTTGCTTTCCATTCTTCAATAAGAATACAATTTCAAATGCATACACTTCATCACGTAGATACCCACGTAAGTTTGTAGCATTTACTCCATCAGCATAATTTTCATTAGCAGGGATTCTATATGTTTCCCATAATAGAGTTATGTTAGAAGCAATTTCTTGATAGTTAATTCTATTTATAGATGTAAGGTTATCCCATACAAGAATATCTTGTACAGAAGTAACATCTTGAGCTATATCATAGTAAGGAAACTTCTCAAATATATCATTGATAGTTAACTTTATCTGAATTTTATTTTGACCTGTATAAGTAATCTGGTCATAAGATTGTTCAATAAAATATGTTCCTACTAATTCTACAGAAGTTATTCCATTAACTGTTTTGATAACAGCTAAATTAAAATATTGATATTGACCTGTAACATCTAAGTCTGTTAGATTAAGAACAATAGATCTTCCTACAACATAATTAAAATTAACTGTTGTTAAAAAAGGATCTGCAATAGGTGTAGGATTGGTAACAGAATAATATGATGTATAAGGATTACCAGAAGCATCAGAATACTGAGCAGCAAACTGATATGTACCAGCAACAAGTTCCCCTCCTGTAGTAATATCTACTACATCAATTTGAGGAATACTAAAGTTTGGTTGTAGCTTAAGTTGATTACAATCTAATTCATCACTATATACAGGATTACAAAGACTACTACCTGATTGTAATAATCTTGGAATATCATTAATATCTAAATACCTTCTAGGATTAATACCATCTGTCCAATATATCTCTATTGTACAATTAGTAATCTTATGTACAGTTTTATGTATAGGATGGTTTATACTAAAGTTAAGACATACTGCAGATACTAATGTATGATAGATACAATCATTGTTATCCATATATCCAATCTCACTATCATTTGTATCAGGATTAGTTATATAGAATATATGTTTATTCTTTTCATTAATAAAATGTGTACCAATTAATATAAATCCTTTAGGAAACGTAACACATAATTCATTACCTTGTTCATTCTGATAATTAACAGAACTAGAATCAAAGTTTTCTAAAGCAGCGTTCAAAGCATAAGTTAGTGTACCTGGTTTAATTTGGTTCAAAGTTTGATCCATATTTAAACCAATAGTAGCATTGTTGTATTCTGCTCTAATATTACCTTGTTGTTCTTCAGCCATGGTGTATATTAATTATTACGTCTTCTACCATATCTATTAGTACGGTTAGGAAGTTCATACATATTAAATCTATTAAGATCATTTTTGATCCTTCTTTGTTTCTCCCAAGGAGTTTGTTTCTTTATTTCAATATCAGCCATAATATAAGCTTCTTCATAAGCTTGTTTATGATACATCAACTTCTGTTGTAACTGATTAAAAGTTTCATCATTAGTTTGATTTGTAAGAGTTTCAAATATCTTAAACTTAAGAAATGCTTCTACATATTCTCTAATACGATAGTTATCAGGAATTAATTGATTTCCTATCTCATCATACTCTGTAGCATAGAATATTAAATGAACAACACCATTTCTAAAATTAGTTACAAACTTATTATCTCGTATATCAAAACTATCATAACTAGCAGCACCAGGTGTGAACTCATGAATAGGAGGAGCTTCTGAATACATTTCCCAGTTGTTTGTATATTCCACTCCACAGTTTTGTCTTGCAGAGATGTTTCCAGGCTTAAGTAAGTAGTCATGAGTAAATCCTCTTGCTACACTATTATTTGTCTTGTATACAGCTTGTACTAACACAGGCATGCATGTACCATCACAGTTTGAATTTTGACAACCAGGATTATTACAAGGTGTTCCTCCAATAGTTAATGGGGCCACTTGTATAGTGGTAGCTGAAGCAGCTTGTGAATAAAATGAATTAGCTGATTGATAAGGATAACCAGCTACCTCTGTAGTCATCCATGCTTCTCTAACAGCATAAAAGTTATCAGGAAGTCTAGCTTGAAAGTCTTCAATAAACAAAACTTCATCTGTAATTACATAGGTAGTTCTTCCTAACTTCTTTAGAGCTTTGTCTAAGTAAGTAGGAAATAAAAGATCATCCACAGCACCTGTATCAAAGTAAGATTTTAATTCTTCTTTAACAGTTGAATAAACAGGTTCTGGGCTTACGAAAGCATATTTATAATAGTAACTCATAGTTTATTATTTTTTCCATTCATGATATAAATGTTGATACTTATCGCTGGTTTTTAAGTAATGTGATAGAAGTCTTGATGTAAGTCTAGAAGGTTTGAAATACCAAAGATCAGAATTCTTAAAGCGTGCTGAAGTTTTAAACCACATCCAACCAAAAAAGTATCCTTCTGTATGATAGTTAAAATTATATATTACCTTTCCTTTTTCTTTAGTTTTTTGCCAGTCAATTGGTAAGTTAACAAATTCTTTTCCATTAGCTAGTTTTATTTTTCTTCTTTTCTTTTTATTGATAGAGAACTCTCCAAATCCATAAGGTAGTTTTGCTTTATCACCTGTCTCTAATATATACTCTTTAAATGATTCATTCCAAGTGTACAATATATTTCTCCACTCATCATATGTCAGTTTTATAGATGGATGTTTTTTACAAAACAATACATAGTTATCTTTACTAGAAGATCTCCAATCTATTTTAACTCTTGACATATATTAATTAGTTGGTTTTGAGTTTGGTGCTTGTCCATCTATTCCTTCTTGACTAGTATCAGTTTTAAGATTGAAATATGTAGACAATAGTTTCTTTGATGTTAATTCTAAGACTTGTTGTTCTAAGTATCCAGGAAGTGGAAACTCTTTATCTAATGGATTCATACATAACTGTTCGTTTGTATAATCTGGTGTACCACATCCACATTCAGGATACATGATATCATTTTCTACATCTTCTTCAAACAATGCTACAAATCTAATTGCTTTAAGTAAAGGATTGTTTACATATAAATATCCATTTGATATCCAGAAGTATTCTTCTTTCTTGATTACAGGAAGTTTAAGTAAGTTTAAATATCTATTAATAGATATTTCTTTTAACTTCTTTCCTTGACCACTCATAGCATTAATAGAATAAACTCCTTGTATTACATATTGGTAATTACCTTCTGATATACGTGGGAGTTTAAATTTAGTTCTAGCTATAGAACAAGGATCTACATAGTTACAACATTCAGAAATAGATACCTCTATCATCTCTAAACAAGGGATGGTAGTGAATAGTGTATCAGTTGCCCAAAGCTTTCTAAGATTGGTCTCTCTCTTGATACTAAGAAGTGAATTACTTTTTAATTCAGCAAAAATAGCACGATCTGTAATTAAACTATCAGTGCTTAAAATTTTATGCATAGATCTAATGCTACTAACAAGATATCGTCCAGTCATTTTATTTTTGTTTTATACTTTCCTCTTTTTCTCCCCAATAAAGAGTTTTTAATTTTTAATTTTGTTTCATCAGAATGTTTTAAATCTGTATGAGATTTATTTCCAATTCCATATTTGTTACCAAGCATAAACTTTTTCATAGTTTCTGTTTGAATATCACTCCATTTATTTCCTAATAGACCTTCTCCTCCTGCAGTTTGATTGTATCCAAAATCATAACTATTAAAATTTTTAATACTTTTTATTTCTTCTAGTATACAATCTTCTTTAATGCATTCTTTTATTATCTCATAGTTAAAACAATCTACACCATACTTATTATATGAAGCTTGCAAATGTTTATTATAATGATTTCCTAAAGATAACTCTTTAAAGTGTCTATTTATTCTATATTGTAATCTAACTGCTTTACCTATATAAGATTTATTATTTACAATATTATATATTCTATAAATACCTATTGCCATAATTTATATTCTTGTTTCGAACTCTGCTACTTTTCCTAGTTTACTATCATAAACTAGAGCAAGAGCTGCACGTACAGAATGTACGAAGTTATTATCTAAGTGCCAACGGTCTGTACCAGACAAACTTGGCATTTGTTGTATTCTTACACCTTTGACTTCTTTAGCCATATAGTGATGTTTATCTCCTGTATGCACCTCTCTATATTTAGCATTACCAAATGCTTGACTATATTGAGGATGTGTTGCAAATAATAAAGGAAGGTCTTCTAACTTACAGTTACCATGATGCCATCCTATAAATGTATTACCAAGTGTTAATCCTTTAATAACTGAATGTTCTCTTATAAATTCTACATCAAGATTATCTTTGAAATATACATCTAATGCATGTGCTAAATAAAAAGACTTAGTTCTGTCATGATTACCTTGTACAAGTATTACCTGTACAGTGCTAGAACGTTGTCTCAACATATTAATTGTATCTACAAGAACAGCGAATCCTAATTCATATTCTGAATGGTAATCCATTATAGTATCTTGTGGTGTACCTTGTGTGGTTTGGTGTTGATAGTTATCAGTATGAAAGAAATCATTTGATATAGGCAACACTACAGTGTTTATATTGTAATTAGCTTCCACTTTACAGATCAAAGATTGAGCCACATTAAAATATCTTAAAGCTCTTGTTTTTGGATCATTATCACCATCTACACATTTTTTAGCTAAATGATAATCAGCTATAGATATTTCTACATCTACATAATCTTTATTAGCAGTAAGATCTTTTTTAGTAATTGATATATTATTTGGTTTGTAGTTTTCTAAAAACTTAGCAAAGTCTTCTGGAGAGTAATCTTTTGGTTCTTTTCTTTTTGAAAAGATTGAAGAAGTAAAACTTCCACTTGGTAACATCTTAGACCAATAGTTGGTAATAACGTATTTATCTAGGTTTATCTTGTGTAGCTTAGCTAACTCAAGATCATCTTTAGGTTCAAATGCACTAGTGACAGTGCTTTCTATTGTTCCTTTTTCAACATTTACTTTTCTAATTTCTCCTGTAGAAGTATTATATATATATGGAGTTGGGGGTTCATTGTCTTTCTCTCTGAGCTCTTTGAGAAGCTCATTCACTTCGTATTCACTTATTCCTAATTTCTCTGCATAGAACTTTTTACTCTTCTTCTGCGTTAACAACTCTTCTAATCTGTATAATAAACTTTGATTTTCAGACATATGTATTTATATTAGTTAAAAAATATCGTAAAGATAAACAATAGTTTTTATATAATCCAAATAATTTTAGTTAGAGTTGTAATTATTTATAATCAAATTAGTTATAAAACAAAAACTCCCCAAGAAAAGTCTTGAGGAGAAACTTTGTAAAACCAACAAAACAAAGTTTTTTATTATTAGTTACTATTATATACTAGTTGTTGTTGTTGTAGTAGTGCTAGTAGAAGTACTTGTGCTTGTGCTAGTAGAAGTACTTGTGCTTGTGCTGGTTGTTGTACTAGGTGATGTTAATGTTATATCAATATAATTTGTACAATTACCTATAGATACCACTCTTACAATAGTTGTAAAATCAGGCACTACTGAAGAAGAGTATCCTGCAAGTAACGATGCTTTAGAAACATTTGTTGCAAATGCTGATGTATAACCATCTAAGTTTGAAAACAAATTGAAGGGGCCTGAATCAGCCCCAGCAACTGTTAATGTTATTAATACTGTCATTAGTTTAAATTTTAGTTATTGGTTTATTATTAGTTTATATAAATCATGGTGGAGTTGGATTTGGAATTTCACATAATGCAAGTTCACCACAAATAATTGGAGTATTATTTGTAATAGATGAATCTGCAGCTGACATAACATTATTATTTGTCACTGTACCACAATGAAGAATAGATGGATCAGCATATATGTAATATTGAACTACTTCACCCACAGTTTCATATAAAGGATTATATACTACATCTCTATAACCAAATCCATCACATCCATCTAATCTAATACAACGATAAGGAGTAAAAGAAGTAGTTGTAGTGGTAGTTGTTGGTGCAAAACACTCACCACCTACAGTTGTATATTCTGGATAGTTATCACTTATAAGTGGATTATCTGCACATATTACTTCTGCAGGACCTGAAGGCTCCACTTCAACAAGAATAACTAATGCACTACCACACTCTGTATATTCTACTGTATGAACCACTCCTACAATAGGATTTATTGTATATGTTGAACATGCTACTGGTGCAGATGTTGTACTTGTACTAGTTGTACTAGTTGATGTACTAGTAGAAGTACTAGTAGAAGTACTAGTTGAACTACTACTTGTTGTTGTAGTGGTAGGAACTAAACCAACTGTTATATCAATAGAATTTGTACATACACCTACAGAAGTCACTCTAATTATAGTTGTTCCATCAGGTACAAGTGATGTTGTGTAACCAGCTACTAAAACTGATGCAGCTACATTTGTTTCAAATGGAACTGTATATCCATCTATATTTGAAAAAAGATTGAAAGGACCTGCGTCCCCACCAATTGGTATAACCAATGTTATTAGTGTTGTCATATTATTTTATTATTATTAGTTTATTATAATTGATTAGCAACTCCTGTAAATGAACAATCTAATTCATTAGCAGTTCCAGTAAAATCACATACTGGACAACAATCTCCAAGTTGATTATCTATATTAAGAATTTCTTCTGTTATAATCATTACATCCTCAGTAATATTTGTTATACTCTCTGTAAGTTCATTTACACTATTTTTAACATTACATATAACAGTATTTAATTTATCAAGGATTGTATTTAAATTATCACAAGTTTTTATATCTGTGCAAGGAAGTGGAGTGCTATCATATGAGACAGCACTCGTTCCTAGTATTGTTGTATTATTTATTTGAGAGCAATTAGCCATGTTTTATATTTATAATACTGTTGTTGTAGTGGTTGTAGTTGGTTCCAATGTTGTACTTGTCGTTGTTGTAGGTACAAGTGTTGTTGTAGTGGTTGTAGTAATTACTACACTAGCACTTCCTGTAAATAAACAATCTAATACTGTAGTTGTCGTAGTGGTTGTAGGAGCAATTGTTGTTGTACAACATACAGTTAATGCATTATTTATAGTAATTATTTCACTATTAATATTTAATATCTGACTAGTTATATTACTTACTTGAATGTTTAATGTGTTAATCTGTGTTAATAGATTACATATAATCTCATCAATCTTTTGTAATATTACATTAAGTGTATCACATGGCTCAGCTATTATACATGATAATACAGGACCATTATAAACAATAGTACTAGATCCAGTTATATTAGTACTACATGGATTGTTATTATTACAACCATTATTAGTAATTACAGAACTACACCCACATGGATCATTTATAACTACATTTGAGCAGCTAGGATTTACTGGTAAAAAAGGATATGCCATATCTTATTGATTTATTAAGGTCTGTATTGAATATAATAACAACCAAGTCCTACTTGAACATTTGAGTGAGCACCATTACCACCTGTAGAAGCAATTGATATACTGTGTGTATGAATTCCACTAGATGTGGTTAATCCTGCTACTCCTCCAACAATATCACTAATGTAAGGAGTTTCTGCATATAATGTACCTGCACCACCTAATCCATATTGTGTATTATGAGTATGTGCACCATCAGAAGCTATAGTTCCTATATGTGTATGTGCTGGAATTTGTATAGCACTAAGAATTGTTTGGTTTGTTGTTCCTCCTCCCGTTGCTAATCCATATGTTGGATTAAATGGAGAAGATCCTGGATTGGTATCAATTGGTAATGTTAATCCTAACATACTACCATCTGTTGTACCTACACCAACTCTACCTCTTTTATCTGGTGTACTATTTCTACCATTACATAAATATATTTTTTCCCAAGGACCTGTTGCAATACCTGCACCTGTAGCATCAAAGTTACCTGGTATAGGACCATAATATTCAACTACAGCATAAGGAACCATTCTATTATAATATTTTGCAGATCCACTAGCACCAGCTAAATAAGCTGCAATATAATCATTAACTCCAGGATGACCTGGACTAGAAGTAATAGGTACATATTGATTTCTTAATTCTAATGTCAATGCTGCTAAATCAACTTCTAATGTACAAAGTTTAGTTATAACAGCTTGTACAATAGCATGTGTATCTGAAGAAGCTGTAACTCCTGTTAAACATCCAATTGTATAATCAGCATTCAATATAGCAAGTTCTGCTACAATAACATCAACTTGTTCTTGAAGATCACAAGCAGCTTCTATTAAAGCTTTTGATATATCTACAATAGAAAGATCTTTACATGTAGGAAGATACTTCTGTACAAGAGTACATACCACTGTAGGTGCAAGATCTATCTTTACTCCTGTACCATCTAATGTTGATACAAGGAATGTAATCAATGCTTGTTCTACAAAAGATAATGAATCACCAGTTTGGATTCCTAGGACAGGAACATCTATTCCTGTATATTTAATACATCTGTCAGAGACAATCTCTGTACATCCGTTATAACAATTTGAGCAATGTGATGACATATTATTTTATTTTATATTGTTGTTGTTGTTGTTGTTGTTATAGGTGTACAAGGTCCTACTGTAAATACAGTTCCATAAGCAACATTATAACTATCTTTTATTGCACAAAAGAAATGTGAAATTCCTACTTTACCAGATGATTGTGAATAACTAACAGGTGCACCATAGCAATCTGTATATGTTAAAGTTACAAGTATACCTCCTGACTCTGCATGAGTAAGATTCCATATATAAGATGTACAAAGAGATGCTGTTGTTGTTGTAGTGCTAGTTGTAGGACAAGCATCTACAGGCATTACTACAATGTTTGATGATACAATCAAAGGTTTTTGTGTTTGGAAACAAATACTAGATAATCCTTGTAAAACTAATGTTTCTATTTCTCCTGTATCGCAATTAGATATTAAAAATGATTCTGGAATAGTTGCAGTGTTATATAATATAAATGATTTACAACCCATTGGTGAAGTGCTTGTAGTAGTGGTAGTAGGATTTGCTACTACATCAACATCACAAGGAATCTCTAAACAAGGTTCTGGTGTATTACATTTACTAACACAACCTGCTGTAATACGTATAACTCTGCTAGCTATCATAGCTACAGAGTATTCATGTACATAATCAGGATTGCAATACTTGTAAGTAAGTATTCTTCTATATGCTATCAATTGAAGCATATCACCAGCAGGTATAGGTTGATTCAACATGTATGAAACATTGTTGTACAAACTATTACCAAGCTCTGCTAACTTGCAATTTATTTTTCTAAGTAAATCAGGAATGTTAGAACATTCTGGGCAATTTGTTAGTCTTGGTGATAACATGATATCAATTTTATTTATTTATTTTAGATGCACAATGTGCACACACTCCGTTTGTCAATTGACAACCGCACCCTACATTAGCTCCACAGCTTGAACATTGTGCCATAATTAATAAAAGTTTAATTGGTAGTTGTTACCAGAACAACCACAGTTGGATTTAAGAAAATTGTTTAACATATTATCTGCTTGAGCATATAATGTATTTGATTCAAATTCTGCACAGTTATTAGCTGCTGCAATAGCTCCTTGAATAAAGAAGTTAATTGTATTTAATGTTACACTAGATTGAGTTTTAAGAGCCATATCACAAACCATCATATTTAATTGAAGGAAAGCATTATCAAACTTCTCTTGAAGTCTATCAACACGTAGTATTGTTCTTTCTACATAGTTTGCATATGCAGGAGCAACAGAATATTTTAATCTATATACTCCATCAGGAAGAGGTTGATTACAACCAACTTCTGTTATTTCCAAATTAGATGATGTAAATACATTGATTTCATTAGGAACAAATGGTAGAATTTTGGTTCCAAATCCTGGTATTTCAATCTCAATAGTTGGTGCTGAGACCACTGGAGGATTGGTAGGATATACAGAAGCATCTGCGACACCAATTGTAAGTACACTGTAAGTAGGAACTACTAATATATCTAATTGTAAGTTTGCCATGTTTTTATAATAAATATGCCAGAGGAATATGAGTAGTATCCTCTTTCCCCTGGCATAGGTTATTTAATAATATTTTACTTCTGCTTATCCTTAAGGAATGTTAGTAGAAGTTGTAGTAGTAGTAGATGCAGGAGCACTAGAAGTAGTAGTAGTTGTAGTGATACAAGGAGCACCTTGATCAACAACTGTACCTAATGCAGCAACTAATACAGTAGAAATTGCAGCAGAAATACCACTTGTTACAGAGTTTGGAGCAGCAATAATTACTGTAGAATCTTCTTGAATGTAATCACCCCATTGGTATGCAGATTTATCATACTCATTAAATTTAATGTAATATGTATCATAAGTTACACCAGTAGATACCCAAGATTCAAAGTTCTCGTTGTATCCATTCATTCTGTAAAGGTGTTTCAAATATCCAGCTTGGTAGCTATAGAAGTTTTTCTCTAATTGAGCAATTTCTGCAGATTGTCCTGTAGCATAAGAAGCACGTTGTGTGATGATTGGTTGAGCAACAAAGTTACAAGCATCTGCAACAATAAAGTCAGCAGTAGTAGCTGGACCAGCATATACAAATGTTCTAAAAGACATTCTGTCATATTCAAAAGGGAATGCAGCTACATCACAAGGTTGTCCATAGATAGTCAATGGTTTTCCTGTAATACGTAAAATAGTTCCACCTACATTTTCAAATGTATAGAATGTAGAGAATGAAATGTTGTCAGGGTTGTTTCCTGGAGCTTTCAAGTTTAATTGATAAATCAATTCATTAATGATAGTGTTATCACTTACATCAGCACATGGGTTAGCATCACAATCACAACAAGGAGCTTGGATAGTTACTGAACGAGTGAAACCATTAAAATACAATGTATCAATATAAGAAGAGTGAGCACGTAAAGTTAACGTGATAGTTTCTCCACATTGTACAGTGAAATTAGTTACATCAGTAATTTGATTAGCCGCTGTTGGACATCCTGATACTTTGTACCATTCAGTTACATTAGATTTACAAGCAGTACCTGTTACGCATCCAGCAATTCTATCAGATCTTTTAGATCCTTGAAGATAAGTGTTAGTTCTTCCTTGAGCTACATAAAAGTAAGGACTTGCTAAAATAGAAGTAGCATCAACTGCAGAATATGCACTGTTGAAGATACCTACTTGACCAGCTGTCAAGTTTTGTGTTGAAATCGAACCAGAGCTAGGGAGTGTTGTTTGCCCCACTGGAACCACGAAGAGCGTGGTTAATGAAAAATCAGCCATTGTTTATTTATTTAAATTAATAGTTTATTCGTTTGTTTGTATTCTAAACTGTGCACTTTGTACTGCAGCAGCATTCTCAGTATACATTGCTAGATTCTGTACTGTCAAATCTAACAGTTCATCTTCTAAATATAGTTCAAGTTCACAATCAGCATCATAAGATGGATTACCATCTAACATAATATATCCTGTTTTATTTATATACACTGGATATCTCATGTACATCATGTAAACTTTAGTTGGGATAAACGTACCATCTGTAAAGTAACTTATCTCATCTGATGATAAAGAGTTGAATGTTTCTTGATATTCAAAACTTGGTCTATAATGATCATTATTTAATATGAACTGAAGATCACCATGTTTGGCAAGATCTCGGTTAATCCAGATCTTTCTATCCTTACATCTACCTTTGTCTGCTAACAAATATGAATCTATGTAGAACATATATTGTGGACTAAGATTGTGTACATATGTACACCATTGATTCAATTCAACATTCTTTAACGTAAGATCTAAAGGCTGATGATTATAATTCATTATAAGACTTTGTAAGTCTTCATAACGTTTCTTAAATGAATCTAATCCTAATTGACTAGAAGTACTAATACCATCAATCTTTTGTTTTATCAACTTAATCTGAGCTTCATTCAAAGCTAAGATTTTGTCTTCTAGTTGAATTTGTTGATGCTCATTAGTTGATAGTTTATTTAGTTTCTGATCGATCTTATATAATAAACTATCTACTGGTATCATATGCTTTTATATTTTTAAACTAGCTACTAAACAGCAGCTAGTTTTTTAGTTTTCAATTTACCTTCTAATGTCAATAACTCATCTTGGTTATCATCATCAGCTAAGAATCTAATTAAATCTTCTTCATCTTTAGCTATCTCAAACTCACCTTCATAAACCTTACCGTTTGGTTTGATTCTATATACTGAATGAGCTACAGCTTGTTTTACTAAATCTTTTATATGGAGTAAGGCTTCTTTCATATCTGCAAATCTATTGAACACTTCAACTGGACTCAATCCTGAATATTTACCATTCTTGAATTCTGTTTGTTTCAATACATTATCTACTAAGTTATAAACCACTTCTTCTTTTGTTTCTTCTGTTACTGGAAGACCTAAAAGTCTTGCAACTTTTTTCTTCTTCTCAGGAGACATAGAATCAAACTTAACAATAGCTTTATTAATCAATTGTTTTTTCTTGAAGATAACTGCGTTTTCAATCTCATCATCTACAACATAAAATTGTGTATCTGCTGCATATTCTCCTCTTTCCCAAGCTTGATATGAACTTGCAATTGTTGGATGTACTCTTAACCATGAAAAGGCTATTTCTTGAAAAGCATTTGATAAATCAAAATAGTTATCGCCATCTAATAACTTAACTACTTGTACGTGTGTTTGATCATCTGTAGAAGTTGATAAACCATAGTTCCAAAATTGTGAACGAGGTCCTAAATCAATATCACCTATTTCATTTTCAAGTTTTGTTCTAAGAGCTCTCACTCTTTCAATCTCTAATTCTTTTTCTAAAGGATCTTGGATTCTTTTAATGTACGTAGCATTCTCATCTAATCCTGTTCTGTACTTTCCATCTAATTCTTTATAAGGATATTTGAATACTCCTGTTCCAGGGATTCTTGTCATTCCTTTTTGTGATAGTCCACTATCCATTGTTTGAAGTTGAGCACTATTTGAATAGTCTCTCTTAATAGTAGAAATTTTGCCTGTCTTACCCATAATGTAGTTAAATTTAATAATTGGTTTTAATTTGTAGCGAATTGAGGACTCGAACCTCGCTTCTGGGTTATGAGCCCAATGTGCTAACCAGTTACACTAAATCGCAATTTGTAGAGTGGTCCCACCGAAGGAACCTGAACCTAGATACTATCTATTTCAAACACTCTATTTGAGAAGCTTCCCCTCGAGGAGGGAGAGGAGGTGAGGGGATTCTTCTCGGAAAAAAGAGAAGTATGCTGTTCTTGTGGTAAGCATTACTTCTTCAGTTTCATTATTAGAATTGTGGCATTTCCTCAATCAACACAGTTCTAGAAAGATCTTCGATGAATACATCACATCTGTCTTTCATCCAGATTTCGTATCCTGGGAATTTGTTAGCACTTGACATACCTTGAGATTTAGCAAAACCTAAGTGATGACGAGTTCCATCAATATAACCCCATGTCATAGAAGGAGCACCTTTCATACGTACTTCTCTAATGTTGTTTACCATTGATCCATCAGACATTGGAGAAACATCAAACACCATAAATACAGGCGTAGATTTTTTGTTTTGTCCAAACTCTAAGTTAGATTGTGGTAAATCTAATTCTTTTAAGTGAATCAATTCAACTCTACCAGTCTCACGAGTTACCATTGCATCAAATGCAAAGTTGTAAGTGATATGTTGTCCTTCACCTTGTAAGTATCTGTTTCCAGAATCAGCCATGAAAGTAAGACCTGAGTTTAATGCATCTGTTTTCAAAGCTTGTTGGAATACATCGAATCCAGCTTCATTAGTATACATCTTAACACTTCTATCTTTCACATCCACTCTTCTGTAGAATAAATCTCCAAATACAGAACGGATCAAGTTAGCAGAGAATTCACCTCTGTTATATTGTACCAAGTTTCCATTGTTACGCATTCTGTGGTATACACCAGCAGATGTTCTTTTCAATTCTTGTTTAGAACCTCCAGATTTAACTGTACCTGGTTTAGCCCAGATCATACGTTTAACTTTCAATTCAATCATAGATTTACGCATCCAGAATTCAATAAACGGTTCCCATTTAACATCATTACGTGTAAGTGGTAATTGGTTACGTCTTTGTGGAGCATATACCAAGATGTCTAATGGTTTACCAGAAGCATCTCTCATCATTTTGTCATCAGCCCATTCAGTGATTTTGTGCTCATATCCATATGCAGAACCTAAAGATTCGAACATTGTGATTTGCTCACCTAATCTTGGAAGACCTAATAAATCTTGATCAAACTCACCGATAGCAGCATCAACTAATTCTAATTCAACACCATATTGCAAGAATACAGGATTAACAAAATCAACTACTGGATTATCAGTTACTAATGTAAATGAATACAAGTACCCCATGTTCCATGGTAATGGATCTTTGATCACGTAGAAACGTGGACCATACTGACGTGTACCTACAGAGATGATAGCATTTTTAGAGAACTCATTAGTATCTAATACTAATTGGAACTCTTGACCATCAATACCTGTTTTACCAGCATCAATCAAAGCTTGAGTAGATGCAGGGATGTCAATAATTTTTGGGAATTTGTAAGGAACTGCTACTTGCCATTTCCATGCATCACTATTATTATCAATATAATAAGGTGTGCTTTTGTTGATCATGTCTAAGAAGTCATTACTGTAAAGTGAGCTCTGTGTATAAAGACTGATAATTTTTTTATCATAGTCTGCAGGCTCAGTAGAGTGAAAACTCTCTAAGTGGTTAGAGTCTGTTAGTTTTCCTACCGCACGTTTGTCCATAGACGCTACACGAGCATAAGTAAAACCAGTTAACCCAGGAATTGTTTGAATTGCCATTGTTATTCGTTTTTGTTAATTATTTATTATTTTGTTATAAGAACCATGATTTTGAATTAGCACCACCAGTAGCTCCAGACGTTTTAGCCTTTGTTACTTGTCTTGCAACTTCCCCAAATAATTGATCAGATTTTTTTGTAACACCTGATCTTTGTATGGTTGATAATGTAGGATCTTTTTCTAACATCTTAAGAATAAGTCCCACCTTAACTTTCTGTGCATGATTCTCTGGTCTTTTAAGATCCAAAATAGCACGATCAAAATCAGTTAAGGTTTCTCCTGAAGGAGTTTTCCATTTATCAACTAATAGGAAGTCTTGTAGTTCTGTTGCTAATTTTGGATTGATTGGAATACCATCAAACTCTTTTGCTTTCACCTTATCATTTAAGATGGATTGCACATTATTTATATATTGATTTCTGACTTGAGCTTTTTGTTGTAACTCTTGTTCAGATTTAGCTTCTAAGTCTTGTAACTTAGATGCTTCTTTTTTAACTAACACTTTATGATGTTTTGTTGCAACACTTTCTAAATCACCGTAGTTCTTTAGTCTTTCAATTTCTGTTACTACATCTTCTGCATCAAAGCCTTGATTTGTCAAAGCTTGTTTCATTATTTTTTCTTGATTTGCTTCATCAGAAAGATCCATCTCTGCAAATCCAACAACATTGTTATATGTAGTGAAGTAATCTTTTGGATCAACTCCTTTTACAAATATGGCATCAAAAGCTTCTTGATAGTCTTCTCCAAATTGTCCAATGAAGTTTTGTACTATTTCACTAGCACCTTTTTTCTTTTCTTCATTGAATCTTTCTAGAAATTCTTCAGCAGTGTTTACTGGTTCTTGATCATCATCATCAGATGTAAATACACCTAGTTTATAAAGATCATTTGCAAGAGCACTAAATTGTGTTCCTTCAGGAGTATCATCTTCTGAATCATCACTTGCTTCATTATCAACTTTTGCAGGTTTTGCAACTTTTGATACTGGAGCAGAATCATCATCATCTTCATCATCATCACTTAAGAAATCAGCAATCATTGATTGCCCATCTAATTTTTCTTCATCTGTTTTACCATCAACGCTTTTAGGAGGAACAATATCCTTACCTTTTTTAACTTCTGGTGCAACTGGTGCACCAGGAGAATCTGCATCTTTAATAATTGGTGTAACATCTTCTGGATTGCTAGAAGCAGTCTCAGGTTCAAATAACCCTTGAAGTAATTCTTGATTACCCATTCCCATTTCCATAGTATCTTGGATACTAAAGTTGCTTATATCTAAATTATCAGCCATATGTAGTTGTATTTATGTTTGGTTTATTTATGTAAAAGTATAATAAGAGTTTCTAATATCAAAGAGTTATGTGTCAATGTGATCCAATTTTCTTGATAATATAGCATTAATATTATTATCTCCTCCGAAGAGGAGAAGTTTTTTAACCTTTTTTGTTATTACGTCCCTTAGCATTCTCTTTTGCAACAGCAAGATCGTTTGCCATATTCTCTCTAGCCACTGTTAATTTTTCTTTTTCTATAGAAAATTTATCGCTAGCTTGTTTATTCTTAGATTGAATGTCAGCCATTTTTAATCCATAGTCTTTAGAAGCTTTATCTTGATCATTAGATAATCTACTCATTTCCAATACATCAGGAACAGAATTAGAATTTTCATCTTCGCTTGCAACATTACCAAATCCTGTAGCTTGTATAATAGCAATCTTCTCTTTAGATAATCTATCAAGTTCTCTTTGATAATCATCACTAGCTTGTTTTTCTTGTTGTAATTGGGCAGCTTGTTGTAATGTAGCTTGAGCTTGTTGTTGCTGAGCTTGTTGTTGCTGTTGTTGTAATTGCATCTGTTGTTCTTGTTGAGCAATTTGTCTATCTCTAAGATCTTTAAACACTTTCTTAAGTTCTCTTTGAGACTTGGTAGAATATAATTCTATTACATCATAAAGCGTGCCACCATTTTGAATAATAGCTTGAGATAATTGTCTAAGTTCATTAAACATTTGATTATCTTCTGGTCTATTAGTTAAGAACACTTTTAAATCTCTAAATTTAAGATCTGATCCATTAACTTGTACAAATGCAGATTCTCCTTCAGATGTAATATAGCTTAGCGTACTCTGTGGTTTAGATGATTCTACATAAAGTGCAGCATCAATTATAGCTTGATAGAATTGTCCAAGCACATACTCGTGAGCCACAAATAAAGGCTCTGTTTGAGAATAGCTCTGCTGCATCGCAGTGTTAGTACCTGTTGCACTTTCAGAGGCTGCAATAGACCCCATACGTTGTCTAGACATACCTATAAGTTCCCAACATTCCATTTTAACTTGTTGAGCTAATGTGTATCTAGATTGTATCTCTTGCGTACGTGTAAGATCAAGAGCTGTAAATTGATTGAATGAACTAGGAGATTTTAAATTCTCTGGAGAGTCATCAATAAATACCACTCCTCTATTACGTGCTTCCATTTCCCAGATATCAAGAGCATCTTGTGCATCTCCATCTTTAGGAATAGGAATATGTCTTAATGACATAAGCTGAACCTTACCCATTTCTTTTTCAAGAAGTTTGTATAATTGATTCATACATACATTATAAAGAACTTGAAAAGGTTTCATAAGATCTACTAAGCTTCTAGCTTCTGTATTCTTCACTTCATATGTTGTTCCTATAATAGGACAATAGTTTAATAACTTATATGGTTTAATGTGATAAATATCTGGACCAATCTTTGTTCCTTGATACCATTCATTAATCCATCCCCATTCTAATGATTGTTGTGTAGGTATAGTGCCTGATTTGTAAGTTTCATCAACTAACATTGATTGCTCATTACCCATCTCATCAATATAAATAAGTTTACCTATCTTTCTTTTAGAGATCCAATAGCTTCTTACCACTACATATTTGTATCCAAATGAAGACACATTATTAGTTAATCCTAAGAAATCTTTTAACCCATCATTGTTTTCTTTCATCTCTGATTCAATGATCATTCTTGTCTGAAGAACTAATGGATCAAATGTATCATACATTACAGAGTCTTGTCCAGGAACAGCATCAGGATTACCTAGATTAGATTCACGTACATTGATTAATCCATAATCTTGTAAAGATGATCTAAGGTGATCTATTTCTTCTTTTGTAAGATCTGGTAAACTTTCAATAATCTCAGATAGTTCCATAACTTGTACAGTACCAGCAGCATATGCTCCTTGAGCTCTACCTGTAGGATCTGATATATATTTTCTATCTGGTGTACTTAAAAACCAAGTGTTTTTTGGATTAGCCACTTCTACATTAAATCCAAGTTTACTATTGTCTTCATATATATGATAGAATTGTCTAGCAGAAATTAATAGATCTCTAAACGCATCTTCACTCTTTTCTTTAATATTAAACTCAGCTTTTTGACAAGTAAGAACATGATTAGCCCATTTCTCTGCAACAGATGTATAACTATCTAATTCATCCTTAACTTGTTCCATTGTCATTTGCTGCAATTGCTCAGGCTCAATTTCTTGCCCTTGCATTGCTGCTTTCTCTGTCAATTGTTGTCTAACTTGATTTATTACATATTCCTGTAATGTATCTGTTTTAAACTGAAGTTCTTCTGCCTTACTATCATCATCAAAAGCTTTCACTCTAAATGTATCTGGACGTTTAGATATCTCTCCTACTAACTCATTAACAGGAGTGGTAATGATTGAATACATCTTCACATAAGCAGGAAGTTCTAGATCTGCTGTTAGCACATCTGTAAAGCTTCTCACTTCTGGTTCTTGATAAAAATCCTCCATATGAAGAATTCCTTTCATAAGATCGTAATTCTTTACAAACGTATCTCTATTCTTTACATACTCAGCGTATGCTTTATTAGAGAAATAATCCATTGTATTCTTTATCCAACTCTCATCTTGTTTCTCTTTCTCTGTCTTGAACTGATCAGGGAAGATGTTTAGATAAGCATATCTAATAGTTGCGTCTTTTGTATATCTAATTATTGCCATTATGTAAACAATTTATTTCTTGGTGTGTTAAACATTGATCTGCTTTCTGTAAACAGTTTATTCTTTTTGTTCTTCTTGAACATTGATTGTATTCTTACATCTTGTTCTCCTCCTATTTTTCCCATAATGGGATCTAGTTTCATTGCTAAAGCTATTGCTAACTCTGCTGCAATGATTCTATCAAAGTTACCTGATTCATTATACTGAATCATCTCCTCAAGTAGAACAGGATCAAATATTTTAGCCATACCTTTTATTTCAGACTTAATGTTTCCATCTTCATCTTTCTCTGTATGTACTACTTCTTCTGTATATTTCTTTAGAGCTCCATGTAAAAAGTCTCTTATTTTCTCAGAAGATCTATGTATCCCATAATCCCTTCTAACTGTGGTGTTTGGAACTATTTCTTTTAACCAATCTGGTTGTCTCTCTAGATAATGGGCATCTCCTTTAGCTATCATATAATCTATAAAGGATATCTCATCATTCTCACATAGAGCTCTAGCATTGTAATACTTGATTAAATATCTAGCTTGTTCTTCCCATGTTTCTTTCTTCTCTGGTCTAGCACAATAGCTAGCTACAAACATATCTTGATACTTCTCTCCAGAAATAGCATGCATACGTTTGTATATATACACAGATCCTAATGAACTTGAATATGCAGACTTCCCCTGTCTATAAGGGTCAATCCCTGCTACATATAATCCATATGGAGGACTTTCTATTGGGAACTCGTATATCACTACAGGAGCTTCTTTATTATCACTATTCTTAAGAGGAAAGTTTGATATTGGTATCTTATCTGTAAACTCATGTTTCACACCATCCCCATCATCATATAAAACAACAGGTGTTCCTGTTCTCTCCACTGCTAATAGTCTAGTTTTCTGACGTTTAGCTGCTTCAATATCAAATATGTTTGTATCCTCATTCAAAAAGATATCATCCACCTCTTGTGGGTAATACATCTTCTCTTTTAAATAAGCTAGTCTATCACCAGCTTTCTTTAATCTCTCAAGATTGTCATTTGTAATCTTATCTGCTTTCTCTTCATTAGAGACTAACATTTTTACATTATGCAGCTCTGATTCTTCTGGTTGATCAAGATAGGCTCCTAATGTAGAATCTTCTTTAGCTTCCATTCTATATTTATGGGAGATGAATAGTCCATGGATTCTTTGATCATCCTTTGCACTATTGTATTCAAGGAAGTTGAAATTGGCTACATCAAACATTAAGCTTTTTGCATCCATAAAGTTCTGCATATCTCCACCTGTACCTGTAAGAATTGGAGAACATCCCCAACCAAATGGTGTGGTGAAACCTGGTGTTGCAGCCTGAAGACCACGTAAGAAGTTACCCTTACCTATCTCATCAATAATAAGCCTTCTAGGTTTTGTACCTGCAATAGCTTCCTCATTATTACCACCATCTAAGTTACGAATAAGGATCTGAGAAAAGGGGATTCTCTCTCCTGCTTTTGTCTTGATCCCTAATGTAACTTGGTTTTTCCAATTGTCTTCTACCCTCTGCCATCTCCAGGCTTCTGGTAAGAAGTTTAATCCTTTGTCAATCTTATCTGTGATAAGCTTTATATCGGGAGCATTTAGTCCTGCAATAATGTTCTGGGAGTTTTCATCAAACGTTGCCCCATGACCTATGTAAGAGCTCTCAATTACTGACTTAGCTAAACGTCTAATACCTAGTATCACTAGGCCTTTCTTTTCGTTATGTGCTCTATCTATTTCATTTGTTATAATCCACTCGTTATCACGTAAATATGGATTAGCATATTTCTGGTTAATCCTTCCACGCTCATCTATAATATCCACCTCTGTATTCCAGAAGTTTAAATGCCAATATAGAAAAGGGTTAATATAAACTCCTCCCATTGTACAGCCATCAATACATAGTTGTTTATGATAGGCATAGAATTCCCTATACTCTTCTGAATCCTTACTCGGAACTCTTTTTTGATTGATGAACCAATCTTTGTAATCAATACTTTGTAGGCCATCTAACATTATCTTCTACCTTTTAAGAAATCTTCTGCCATAGATCCAAGTTCAGCACCACCTCTAACAGGCACCACCTTAGCTTCTTCTTTCTCACGTAGTTTTTCTACTTGTTCTAAAAGAGCTAGGTAATTCTTCATTGTCTCTTGTACAAACTTACCTTGAGCCTCAATGCTTGCTATAACCATAGGCATAGCACCACCAGCTTTGGTTTCTTTCCATTTGATTCTATCCTCTAATGTATGTAAGGGATTAGCATCAACGTATTGTTTCCAGCTTGATAATTGTTCTTCAGCCCAATCAAGTTCTGTATTTATGTATGTAGTTTTCTTTAATGCCATTATTTAGTTAATTTTAAAAACCTCAACACCTTATATTTAAAGCTAGTTTTATATTTGTATTCATCATAATCTTTATACTCAACAATACTTTCTATTAAAGCATTATATCTAAGTTGTTCTTCAGAATCTGCAGCAAGTCTACTTTTAAATACATAATTTAAATCTTCTGTACGTGCTCTTTTTCTTTCTTCTGATGCTTCATATTTTTCTTTACCATCAGGCTCTATAAATTCTTGATAATCTTCTACATTATATAGTCTCACTGTAAAGAATTGTTCACCATCTCTAGATGATATTCTCTTAGGTTTTATTGTTTTCATTATGTAGTTGGTTTTTATTATTAGTCTTCCTCCTCTTCGAACAATGTTCTCTCCAAATTCATGCCATCTTTTATAATGGCTTCTATTTCTTCTTCATTATGATTGACATCCATTTCAAGGCTTGCTTCATATCTCTGAAGAGAAAAGAATAATTCTTTATCTGGCACTCCCCATAAATCAGAACCATCTACTGCTGTAGATATGTGTTGTCCCATATTATAATAAGGATGGGCTTTATGCAAACGTCCTAATGTCTGTATAATTTGTCGATAGTAGTTAGGTTGCTTTCCCATTATATTAAATCATTTATGTCATCTTCAGAAAGAGTCTTTCTTGTAACATCTGGTATGTCATCTTCTGAATAATCTATTTCTATCTCTTGTGTAATATCTTCTTCCGCTACATCACCATCTTCATGTAATATGTATTCAGGTTTGATACTTATATGTATCATATCTTTTGGTGCATCACCATCATCATTCTGCTCACCTGACAAATCAATATAATCAGCTCCACTATCCCAAAGATCTTGAAGGATTTCAATCAATGCTCCTAATGGTATCTTACGTAGTTTCAACATCCTCTTCTGGTATTGCTGTGGCAGACCATTTCTTCAATGGACATTCACACGTTAAACATTTAGTCTTTGCAGATAATGTACATCCACATTCTACACAATGTGCATCTGGTCTTATTGATGTATGCTTAGAAGAATGTTTATCACATGCTTCACATATGGCAATTCTTTCATTGCTTACATATTCTATAAAAGCCTTTGTTCTTTCTTCAGGGAGAAGATGATTCTTCCATCCCTCTATTATTTGTGCTAGACTCATTTCATTTTTGGTTTTAATATTTTGATGTCTGTCAATGCTGTGTTTAATCTCAATTCTGTAGAATGTTTCTTCTTATCTGTTATATCTGGATCAGCTAACATGTTCTCATAAGCTTGTTTCATTTGTAAAAGCTTAGTGTATTGTGTAAGAGCTCTCTTTTTATTAAACAAAAACTTACCAAATCCAGAAATCTCTATTGTATCATTTGTATTAAGAGCATCATTGGCAGAATCAAACTGATGGTTAATCACTTGATCAATTATCCTTTCAGATATCACCATATTAATTGACATCTTCTTTGTTATCCACTCCTTCACTGACATTGATAATGGCTTCTCCATGTATTAGTTTTATTTCTAATGTTATATTCTTTGTGAAATCTATAATGATGATTGGATTAACCTTCACCTTACCATTCTCCTTGATAAATATTCCTACCTTCTTCAGCTTACTGATGATGTTATTAATAGAAGGAGATGTACTATTATATGTCTTACAGAATTCTTCTCTAACATTAGCATATGTAATGTTCCCTTTAATAGCTGTAAAGGATATCAATTGAATCTCTCTTTCTGTTAGATGAAGATTGTTAATAGCAGATAGTATACTGTAATACTTCTCAGCTAGTTCTATATCTGTATTAATAGATCTTTTTAATCTTTGTACAATAATTGTTGGATTCATAATGTAGTTTTTATCTAATCATATGACAAAGATATACAATAAACGTATAACTTGTATACTTTTTTATTTTTCAATGCTATATTATGGATTTTTTCTCTATAGAAGCGTAGAAGATAACCTCGCCCAACCACCACCCCAAAGGTATAACATAATTTCCTTAACTACCAAAACTTTTTTCAAATTTTTTTTCAAAATTTTAGAAATGGGTTATATGTGTGCTGAGTTAGACCCATTCCACCCAGCTACCCCACCTATTTTTGGGAAGTTGGGGGTAGTCCCCAGCTTATTTATTAATCCATTAAAAAACAGAAAAATGGGAATCGTATTAAAAACAAGAGAAGAGTTAGGGTTAAAAGAAAATGCAAGTGCTAACGCATTAGGTACTGCTAAAGAATTATTTAAAGGATTAAAGTATGTCCTTAATGTTAGAAAAGACAAGCGACCTTCGGTCACTTTCATTGATGAAAAGACTAACAAGTCTGCTACTGTTACTGTAGAAGAAACATTAGAAGAGCCTGTTAGAACAGGTAAGATTACCATTAACCACTTATTAGGTTTTACTATACTACGTGGTGATAATGAAGGATTATACTTTGTTGCTCCTAAAGTGAGAGCTATGGGTGATGTTGATGATACTGAAGTGAAGACTTTAGATGCTGTTGGTTACAATGATTTAGCAGGCTATTAAGCCTGTTAAATTATATATATATCATTAACATCATACATCATACCTATATATAGGTATAAAAAGTTTAATTCTCCCTAATAGAAAAGTTTATACATTATATATATGTAATAAAACTTTTTACGAGGGAGAAAAAAACTTTTCTTGAGTGTTTATTGATAGCAGTGTAGACCTCTCCATCATAAACAAGTATAAATACAATAGCATAAAATCAAACAATATAACCAATAAATATAGCATTATGAAGACAATACTAGAAGAACAAGAAAGAAAGATATCTATTCTATTAGAAGAAGTATATGAAGAAAATGATATAGAAGGTATTTCATATTATAGTGGACAAAGAGATCTTATATATAATCTTTTATCTCTATGTATAGAATAATAATAATGGGCTCTTCTTAGGGCCTTTTTAAATACAATTACTTGATGCACTAGATAGTAATGGTTGAATGTATGTGCAAATGAGTGGTCTCAGCTCATAACAATAAATGAGAATAGTAATGTGTAAATGATTTTAGCTTACCCATCGTGGTCTAATAAACAGCGTCTATCAATGTGCAATCATGTTACGAATAACAATCTGCTTAATAATATTCTCTCATAGTATGGAACATTCCTACTAACACATCTAGCGGACTATGAGAGATTATTATTTAAATCCTTAATAACAAACAAATGAAACATTTTAAAACTTATGCTCTTGTAGCATTATTACTTATTGCTCTTTCATTAGAGAGCTGTGCCACCAGATGTGGACAACAAAGAAGATATTGGTCAACCCATAGAGCTGTATAATTATGAGAACAGAACAAATTGAACAGAGATTACAGACTATCAAGAATGAAATACATTCATTAGATAGTCTTAGAGATGCACATGATGATACGAACATTCATGAGCTAGAAGAACAATTAGATGTATTGTATCACGAAAGACAAAACCTAATATTCTTGTTAGAGAGTTGTTTTGATAATCTTATAGGACTATAATGATAGCCTTATATATTATTCTATCATACCTGGTTAATCTGGGTATGATGGTGCAATCGTTTAAAGATGCTCATGTATCAGCAGAATCTTGGTTTGTTTTATTTATTAGTCCAATCACATGTCCAATCATTATTGGTATGGCAATAGCAGATAAAGACTAATGAATGATCAAGATAAAATACTAGTAGAGCTTGTAGAAGCTCAAGAGAAAGCATTACATACAGCACAGAGATTATTATCTGTTAAAGATGAACTAATAGTGATGTTAGAATACCAAAAAAGATTTATTGAGAGAGAAAACAAAGTTCTTAAAACATGTTTATTCTTATTAGTAGCATTGTATTCAATAGTATTTATTATATTAAATTTCTTATGAGAGTTAGAATCAGCAGAGGTACATTAGTTGGTTCAACTGATAGGTTTAGATCAATCAAAGCTAAAAGAATGATTGTTGAAGTGTTATACAGTTTCAGAAGAGGAATTGTAATAGAGAGAACAATAGATGTTAGACAGACTATTGAACAGTAAATAATTTGGTTAATTATTTGGTTTGTTAATCCCTGTGAATTATATTTGCAGGGATTTTGTATAATCACTGGGGACTATAAACGCCATCCTGTTAGTTTAAATAGTCAGTGTAGGTTTGCGTATCACTGAACTTACCTATATTATACATTTATGTTTCATATCACTACAGTCAGTTTAAAACTCACATGAGTGATACAAAAGATAATTAGCTTAGTCGCTAAAGCCTAAACATTGATGCTTTGTAAATAGAACGTAATCTGAAACAAGTTGCTCAGTACATTTACATAAAGATACTATCAGTAATGGTAGATGTGTTGATTTCCTTGAGAAAGAAATTAGAACAGACGTAAAAGACATACAAAGATAATTAAGCTGTATGTACAACACAAATGAGTTCTCAGCAAGTAGTTAATAAGTGAACCAAAGAAATACGTGGTAGCATTTGTACAATTGTCTTGATTAACTACGTGACCTTACTCTTATGTAAGCATTGGGGGCTAACCCAAAATCGCTATAAGAAAGAAGGTGCTAAACAATATTAAGATTCGAGGCTCAATCATTTGATTTGAGCACGCTACCTCGGACTATGATAAGTGTCCTCACATGAGGAATTTTGGGGGTGACTGGATTTGACAGGTTACCAATAGTTAGTACAATCAGCCAGAGAGATAACTGTAAACTAAGGTGAATTTATTAAATGGCAAAAACAATTCTCGTGTAGTGGCTCTAGGAGCAAACGCACAAATCGAAGCTAACATGAACAAAGTATTCTCTCTATTGAGAGAAGAAGTTGCTGTAGCAGCCTAAATTACCAAGATTTCTCTATTAGATTAAATAGAGTGGTGGAAACGTTAAGCTAAGCTTGACCCTATAAGCTGTATAAATTGTATTAATGAAAGTGATTTGGACGTGGGTTCGAAACCCACCACCTCCACAGCAGTTACTTGACGCAAATAGCACAGTAACAGACATTGGGTAGTTTGCAAACCACGAATGTTAAGTCCTATCCACGCAGAGATAGGTGTTGAGTACTTGGAGAAGTATGTTCTAATCTCAACAATCAAAAGCCTCTGTAATGGAGGCTTTTTTATTTTGTATTAATCCTTAATAACAATAGAAATGAAAACAATCAAATTAAGTCCAGTTGAATTCTGGCATTTCAGACAATTAGCGTTTGCTATGTGTATAGCATTCTCATGTACAATATCACAGGGTGTGTATATTGTAGAAGCCAATATAGACCAACTACATCAGTTGGGTTATTAAGGAGGGCAAAAGGGCTCTTGTGTAATAGCAGGAGCCTAATTGTTTAATCATTAACAAATAAGAATGTGAAACCAATACACAAGTTTAATAACTCTAGGGGAGCCACGCTGTGTCATACATGTAGTGTAATCATTTCAATTGGAATGACAGAAGATTTATACTGTGAGAAATGTAAAGCTAAACCAAAGAAGAAGAACAATCACACAGAGAAAGAAACATTAGAACTAATGACATTAGCATTTGAAGCTGGATTTAAACAAGCAGATTTTGTAGAAGCTGGTCTTGAAGGTAAAGAAACAGATTCAATAGTACATTGGATTTATTTAAAACACATAAACAAATGAAACACATAGTAAAAGTAATACCAAAAGAAGAAATACTTGCTAATAGAAGCAATGCTTATGAGTTTATTGATATGGAAACACTTGAAGAAGCTGCTAATGAGTATTCTAAAAAAAAATATTCAATAGATTATGGATATTGTGAAGAAGATTATTACATATCTTTTTTAAGTTTTAGAGCAGGTGCTAAATGGCAACAACAGAATAGTTATAGTGAGGAAGATATGCAAGAGTATGCAAAATTCTGCATAAGATGTTATGATAAAGGCTTACCTTGTATAATTGCAAAGGATTGGTTTGAACAATTTAAAAACAAATAAAAATTATGAAACAAATAAATAGATTAGAAATGGAAAGAGCCAACAAGAATGCTAAAAGAGTATTTGGAACATTGTTAGTTACAATAGTATTAATATCATTAGGCATGCTGTTATTTAGCTGTACACCTTCAGAGTCAAGTACTTCTGCAGATACAACAAATTGTAATTGTGGTGTAGTAGTACAGAGTATGTCTTTTAACATACCTGACAATAATGGAGGAGTAATTGTACAATCAACAATTATAGTGAGAAACAACTGTACGCAATTAACAAAAACAGTAAGCGGTATATCGGGAACTGTAGCAACAGGGGCACAGTGGTGTCAATAAGACTATGAGTAAAGAAATAGAATTAGGAATCACTGTAGGTG